ATGACGGGCACTATCGTTGGCCAACTCACGCTGGATACGCTGCTTGTGAGGCTAGACGCGATTCCAGATCAATTACTACAGTTCAGGCAGGGCGAAGTAATGTCCGAGCTGCGCGCTTGCTGACCGCCAATAACCAGTTCGAGTCGGAACTCAAGAAACGCATCTTCGAGGAAATCGACCGGTTGAAGGACAACTTAGCCGCAGGGCTCGCCGTGACGGATTACGCAAAATATCAAAATATCGTCGGCCAAATCGCGGGATTGATGCTAGTGGTCGATTCATATTGCGACGAAGTTCAAACTGCGATCAATAAGAGGTGATTCGATATGGCTTTGGGAATTCAAAATTACAGTGCGGCTTATAGTGCCGCTGGTATGGCATCGACCGCTGTTGAACAGCCAACTCTAGTGCGCAACGCGACCGCGCGGATGCAGCAACAGTCTGGGACTGTGTCGAAAGCGATTATCGATCTTCGCGAAAGCATTGACCGCTTGATCGGCAGCGAACCGCAAAATGCCGAGAAATCCGGTGGCCCAAGTCCGGTGCCATCGGGCGACGTGCAAGCGCTGCATGCGGAAATGGACAATCACGAGCGCACGCTCGTCGCACTCGCTTACCAAGTCAACCGTCTCCGGAGCATCTGATGTCGACTGTCTTGAAATCAAAGCGTGAAGCCTTCCCTGATCCGAGACACGACATTCTCGACAAACTGGGCGACTTGTCGCACGTGGAAATCGCGCAAAACGAGTGCCTGATTGCGATTTACATCCGTCCTGAAAAAACGGCGGGCGGCATTATTCTGACGCCGCTCAATCGCAAGGAAGACGAGTACCAGGGCAAGGCCGGACTTGTGGTCAAGATCGGCTCGGCCTGCCGATTTCAGCGCACGGACCCAAAAACGGGCGTCACTTACGGGCTGCCGATCCATCTTCACGACTGGATTGTCGCCCGCGCCTCCGACACCTGGGCCCTTGATGTCAACGCGCACCCCGATATCCTTGATCAAAAAGATTTCGTGAAGTGCCGACTCGTCTATGACGATCAAATCCGCATGAAAGTGCCGCATCCTGGGATGATTTGGTGAAAAAATGAGCACTACAGCCGAAGAACTCAAGATCGATCTCGACGAAATCGACAAGCAAGCCGCCGACAAGGCCGCCGCGAAGGCCAATCCCGCCGCCGACCCCATCATTGAAGTCATCAAGACCGATCCCGCGCCAAAAGTCGCGGACCCCGCCGTCCTCACCCCCGACGCCGGCCTCGAAAAGCTCAAAAAGCAGCTCGACGATGAGCGCATCGCACGGGCGGACGCCGACCGACGCGCGCAAGAGGCATCGGACAGTGAACTGCGCGCGCGCACCGAGGTGCAAGACACCAATTTGAACCTGTTGACGACCGCGATCGCGAGCGTCAAGCAGTCAAACGAGACCTTGAAGGCCGGATACGCCGAAGCGATGGCCGCGCAGGACTACGCCAAGCTCGCCGAGATCCAAATCGAGATGTCAACCAATGCGGCAAAGCTGTTGCAACTCGAAAACGGTAAATCGGCACTCGAAAAGGCACCCAAACCCGCGCCGCGGCCCGTCTCCGACCCCGTCGAGCAGTTCGCTGGCCGATTGACCGCACCGTCCGCCGCCTGGGTGCGCGCGCACCCGGATTTCGTGCGCGATCCGCAGAAAAACCGCCAGATGCTGGCCGCGCATGAGATCGCGCTCGCCCGCGGGCATGCGGCGGACTCGGCCGGGTACTTTTCATCGATCGAAAAGACGCTCGATATCGCTGTCGATCCAGCGGCGAACGGCGCCGGCACGCATATCGAAGTCGATCCCGCCGATGACCCGATGGCCGCCGCCGCGAAGGCCGCACCCGTGCGCCGCGCCTCACCGGCAGCCGCGCCCGTCACGCGCTCCGGGAATGGCGCCGGCAATCGGTCGAATGTCGTGACACTAAGTGCCGCCGAACGCGAAACGGCGAAATTAAACAACATGACGGACTTGGAATATGCGCAACAGAAAATGGCATTGATCCGTGAAGGGAAACTCAATTGAAGGCCCGTGATTCGAATCCACGGGCGCAGGTTTCAGACATGAGTCACCTGTGCATCGCAAGCAACCATGTCCGCCGGCGGCGGGTTCTCCTTTCAGCTCTTCTCGCGCGGCCGGCATTTCACACGGAGATACTCTGATGGCCATCGACCCCAACAATGATCCCCTCCTCGGCGAGGCGCTACCGCGACTCAAGAGACCGCATGCGCCGCTACCTGGCGCGGCGCCGATATCGAACGGTACGCCGACAGCCGCAGTAGGCCCCGCTGGCGCAGAGGGCGCAATGGGTCCCAATGATTCGGGGCTCACGTATCGCGAGGAAGACCCCCGCACCCGCGCCGCGCGCCGCGCCGCCGAGCTCCGCGAGCATGGCAGTCTGAACGATGACGGCGTGGACGAGTTCTACATCGACCCGCGCATCATCCCCGATGGCTGGTCCTACGAGTACAAGCGCTACACGGTGCTGGGCGCGCAGGACCCGTCCTATCAAGTGTCGCTCGCGCTCAAAGGCTGGGAAGCCGTGCCCGCGCGCCGGCACCCAGAATTGATGCCCGACAACTACACGGGCAACACGATCGAGCGCAAGGGCATGATCCTGATGGAGCGCCCCGCCGAGATCACGAACGAATCGAAGGCGCGCGAACTGCGCAAGGCGCGCGAGCAAGTCGGCAGCAAAGAGGCGCAGTTGAAGGGCATGCCCGCAGGCCCGAATTCGCCGTTCGAGCCGAACAGCAAGATTGCGCGCTCGTATGAGACGATCGCGGTACCGAAGTAATCATGCGATTCGAGGAAGTTTGCGGGACGCCCTGTGACTTATCGGGTAAAACGCTTGAGGCCGCCGCCTGCAAATTAGGCCCTTCGTTCGTCTACGATCTGCATATCCATCCTCACAACGTAGTATGGGTACGAAATCTCGTTCGACATGTGATGGCAGATGTCAAAGAAAATCCTTTGGCGCCCTATATTAACATCATCGAAGATCAGGAAATGTTGCCACGCTATGCCTGGTGTCTTGCCGCCGGGGGCAAAGCGTTCGGCAGCATGGCGCCGGGATGACCAATTGATTATTTGAAGGAAATTTTTATGATCGTTCCCACCATCGGCCGCGTCATCTTGATTCGCCACCGCACGCACGCGCTCCGTGACGCGCCGCCCGAAGCCGCGCTCATCGCCTTCGTCAATGACGATGGCACCATCAATGTCGGCGGTACGAATCATCATGGACTGCCATTCGCGCTGCATTCGGTCGTGGTCGTCCAAGAAGGCGAGATGCCACCCGAAGACACGGTGTACGCCGAATGGATGCCGTATCAGAACAAGGTCGCGAAGGGCGAGATTCCGCCGGCGCTGCATGCAGAGCCTGTTAGCGCCGTCACATCCGACGCACCGATTGTTGACAACGATCCGAATTCATGAATTAATCGCGCTACCCCTCGGGCCCGGTGTCCGAGCTAACGATTAGAATTCTCAGGGTCTCTCACGCTCCCGGTGACGCATGACGACCTCCGCAAGGAGTCTTCGCCATGGCGAATGTCAATAGCCCATACGGGTTCCGTCAATACACGGGAACGGGCGCCTCGCCAACTTACGAGCAGGTCACTTTTGGCAATGGCGGAATAGCTTACAACGCCGCCGCCATCTATTACGGCGATCCGGTCGTCCGCCAGGCATCCGGTGACGGCACGCTGAAGCAAGCCGCAGGATCCGCCGGCGGTTCCACCGTCACCATGGCGGGCATCTTCCAAGGCTGCAAGTACCTCTCGACCGCCACCAAGCGCACGCAATGGTCGAACTACTGGCCCGGCTCCGATGTCGCGAGCGGCGCGCAGTCCACCATCGAAGCCTACGTCATCAACGATCAGAACGCGCAGTTCGTCGTGCAGAGCGACTCGACCGGCCTCGTGCAGGCGGATGTCGGCGCCAATTTCGATTTCAACATCGGCACCGGCACGGCCGCGAATGGTCTCTCGGGTGCCTTCCTGATTCACGGAGGCGCGACGACCGCCGCGTATCCGTTCCGACTCGTGAGACTCGTGCTCGATCCGCCTGGATCACCCGGCACTGCGTCGGGGGCCTATAACTGGGCGGTGGTGGCGTTCAACAACGTCGAGACCAAGAACGCGACTGCGGTGAACACCTAAGGAGTAATGGGAAATGGCCGTCAATCTTGCAGCGATCAAAGACCTACTCCTCCCCGGACTTCGCGGAATCACCGGGAAGTACGAGCAGATTCCATCCCAGTACGACAAGGTCTTCACCAAGTTCGACTCCAAAATGGCGCTGGAGCGCACCGCCGAAATGCGGTACTTGGGGCTCGCGCAGCTCAAGACCGAAGGCGGTCAGACGGCGTTCGACAACAACGCGGGCGAGCGCTATGTGTACAACCAGGAGCATCAAGAGATCGCGCTCGGGTACGCGATCACGCGCAAGGCGATCGACGATAACCTCTACAAGACACAGTTTCATCCCTCGAACCTGGGCCTGATCGAGTCCTTCCACCAGGCGCAGGAAATCTACGCGGCGAACGTGCTCAACACCGCGACGACCTACAACGCCTCCGTCGGCGGCGACGGCGTAGCGCTCTGCTCCGCATCGCACCCGATCGATGGCTTGACCATCGGCAATACGCCGACGACGCAAGTGGACTTGAACGAGGCGACGCTGCTCAATTCGATGATTTCGATCCGCACGAATTTCCGCGACCAAGCGGGACTCAAGATGTTCTCGCGCGGCCGCAAGCTCATCCTGCCACCCGCGCTGGAACCAGTCGGCATTCGCCTGACCAAGACCGAACTGCGCCCCGGCACGGCGGACAACGACGTGAACGCGATCCTCTCGACCGCGGGCGGCATCCCCGAAGGCTACATGGTCATGGACTTCCTGACCTCGAGCTTCGCATGGTTCCTGCTCACGAACATCGCGGGCCTCGCGTACATGAACCGCATTCCGTTCGAGACGGATATGCAGGTGGATTTCGTGACGGACAATCTGCTCGTGAAGGGGTACCAACGCTACTCGTTCAATTATTTCCAGTGGCGTTCGATCTACGGCAATTTCCCGACCTCGTAAGGAGCCGCGCTAATGTCAGACATCAACGGCGGCGTCTCCCCGAATCCGAACGGCTCACCGATCTGGCCCGCGACACAATTCACGGGTCCGGTGACAGCGGGCAATGTCGTGCATTCGGATGGTTCAGGGTCGCTCGCGCAGGTTGGCGGCACGGTCGGCACCGCGAACGTCGGCTACGCCAAGATGGCGCAGTCCGAGGTCATCACGCAGGCGGCCTCTGCTGGACAGGCTGCGGGTGTCTACAAAACCGGCATCGTGATTCCGGCGCAGAGTCAGATCACCGCGATCAAACTCATGGTGACGACCGCGTTTTCTGGCTCGGCGACGACATTAGGTCTGGGCGATACCGCCTCGGCGACAGCGCTTACCTTGGCGAATGCCATAGTGACCTCGGGCGCCTTGGGGCAAGTGTCTGTTGTGCCGGGCACCGGCGCGACGCAAATTGCCAATTGGGACAATGTCGGCAATACCGATATCCAGATCGTGGTCACATCGACCAACACGGGCAACGGCGTCGCGACGCTGACCGTGGATTATATTCAGGGCATCAATCTCGCAAGTTAGGAGCCAGTGAAATGAAAGGCAGAAAATATCGCGGAACTGGCGGCGTCAACGAAGCCGAAGAGGACGAGAAGACAAAGCCTGAGGCGCGCACCGATGCCAAGAAAATCGACGCCGAGGCCGAGGAAATGAAGAAGGGCGGCCGCGCCAAGCGCCGTCATGGTGGCAAAGCCGAGATGAAGGTGCACGGCGAGAAGGCCATGCATCATGCGGGCCGCAAGCCGCGCAAGAACGGTGGTCGCACGGGCTCGGACGGTTCACCGTTCACCAGCGCTCGGCACGGCAAGAATCCGCCGGGCCGGAGCGAGATGTCGGAGTCCGAGGGGTAAAAATCAGCGCGATGGCGAGCGCGAGACGGGGCCATCGCGGTCCCGTTTTTGTTTGAGGAGTGAGGAATGAGGCCGATCACTGTTTCCGTAGGACCCCTCGCCGCCGCCAGCGCGAATAACATTGCGCTCTCGCAGACGCCCGGTGCAGCGGGTGCGATGACGCTGAACGGTTCGCTGGTCAAAGCGGGTGTTGCGACGTTAGACAATCCGCGGCGCGTGCTGATCACGACCGCCGACACTACGACGAAATTCACCATCAATGGATGCTCGCCCACGGGCACGGCGCTGACGGAGACATTTTTGATTGTGGCGGGCGCGACGTATTCGCAACTCGACTATGCGAAGGTCACGTCGATTACCGTCAATCAGGGCGCGACTGCGGCGGTGACGGTCGGCACCAATGGGATCGCATCGACGCCCTGGGTGCGGTTCGATGAATGGGCCAAGCCCCAAGTCTCGATTCAATGCAATGCGTCCGGCACGGTGAATTATACCCTCCAGGTGAGCAACGACGATCCGAATAGTCCGTGGGTCTCGCCTCCCGTATTGCCGTCTGCGATGACGTGGCTCAATACGAATGATCCAGCGGCGGTCGGCGCGACGGCATCGATTCAGACGAATTTCCTCTTCGCGCCCACGTTCGCGCGGGTACTGCTCAATAGTGGCACCGGCACCGTGACGGCGACGATGACGCAGTTCGACGTGGTGAGCCGATGAAACGCGTACTCGTAGGGATAGCCGGACTCCTGATCGCATGGGTGGCGATCCCGCAGGCGAATCCGGGTGGACCCGCCTACGTGCCAGGCGTCACGCAGCTCGTCGCAGGTACTGGCGTATCACTCTCACCGGTCAATGGCACGGGTGTCGTGACGGTGACTGCGTCGGGCGGTACGGGTGTGACATCGGTTGGCTTATCGATACCCGGCATATTCACCATCACGAATTCGCCGGTGACGACCACCGGAACACTGACGGCGACGCCCGCGGGCACGTCGGGAGGCATCCCTTATTTTTCGAGCGCAACGGCGTTGGCATCCTCGGGAGTGCTGACCGCGAACGAACTCGTACTCGGAGGCGGCGCAGGGGGCACGCCGACCGTCGTACCTAGCTTGGGTACAACGACGACCGTCCTGCACGGCAATGCGGCGGGTGCGCCTTCGTTTGGTGCTGTGGCATTGGGGACCGATGTCTCGGGCACGCTGCTCGCTGGGCAGTTCCCCGCGCTCACGGGTGATTGCACAACTTCGGCGGGATCATTGACAACGACCTGCGCGGCCGTCAACGCGACGACAATTCCCACCAATGCTGCTGCCGATCAAGCGATCATCACGACCGCCTCCGCTACTGGCGCATGGAAGAGCTTGCCTAATTGCACGGATACCGGCGGCAATCACATCAACTATACGACATCGACGCATGCGTTTAGCTGCGGTACAACTGCTGGTGCGGCGACGAGCGTCTCGACGGTGACCAATCCGGGTGCGGTCTCGACCAACTGGGGACTCGGCGGCGGGGTCATCGGACAGAACGCGACGGCGAGCTCGAGCAACAGCGTCTTCATCGGCGCGCTGTCCGGGAGCAATTCCAACAACGCGCTCAACGGCACGGGTAACGTCTGCGTGGGACAGGCCAGCTGCTATAGCATGACAGGCGCTGCGGCGAGTAACACCTATATGGGTAACTCCGTTGGGCAGAATACCACCAGCGGCAGCAATAATACGTTCTTCGGTCAACAGGCCGGCAAGCAGAATTCGACGGGCGCCTCCAACGTGATGATCGGGTCTGCGGTCGGTAGCGCCACCTGTGCGACGGGTAACAATAATGTGTTGATCGGCACGACGAGCAATATCGATTGCGCCAGTTCAAGTACCGCGAGCACCATTCAAATTGGCGCCGGCAGTACCGCCGTATGGTCCGCCACCGGCACCGGTACCCCGAGCACATCAGTCACCACGATTGCGGGAACAGAGACCGTCACCGGCGCCTTGACGCTGAGTGCGGGTGAGACCGACACCGGCGGCATCATCAATCTTAACGTTTCCAGCAACAACGCGGTCAATATTGGAACAGGGACCACCAATAGTACTGTCACCATTGGAGGCGGTTCAAACGCAGTCACGATTGCGGCATCCGCGGGAAATCTCACATTGAGCAACGTGACGACAGGGACCAATGCGGATTTCGTGTGTATGGCGTCGGGCAATAAGGTCACGCTGCAAACGAGCTCTTGCACTATTTCATCCAAGCGCTTCAAAGAGAATTTACTCACTGTCCGATCTAGTGTCTTGCCCACGATCAGCGATATGGAAGTGGCGAGCTTCAACATGAAGCCTCGCGAAGTTCCAAACCCAGACCCCAATTTTGGATCTCGTCAGATCGGTCTGATTGCAGAGAATATTGCGCAAGTGTCTCCCGAGTGCGCGATCTACGAAAACGATATGAAGACGCCGAAAAGCTACCGTCAAGAATGTGTCATTGCGCTATTGGTGAAGGGCATGCAGGAGCAGCAAGCCGAGATCCGAGACTTGAGGCGGCAAGCTAAGCACTGGAAACGCTAGATGCGCTGCCGTGTCCAGTAACGAAAAAATCAGCCAACTGCCCGCGGGCGCACCCGCGCAAGGTACCGACCTCGTGCCGATCGCGCGCGCGGGTGTCAATTTCAGTCTGACCGCGGCGCAGATTGCCGGGCTCGCGCCTGTTGGACCTACCGGTCCTACGGGGGCGGGGTCCGGGCCGACCGGCCCGACTGGAATCGCTGGCCGGACGGGGCCACCAGGGACAGGTCCGACTGGGCCAAGTGGGCCCACAGGGCCTACGGGGCCGACCGGCCCGACCGGCCCCACTGGAACTACTGGCATCGCAGGTCCGACTGGACCGTCTGGCAGAGGACCAACCGGCCCCACCGGCCCGACTGGTCCCACTGGCCCCACCGGTGGCGGCGGATCGATTGGCCCGATCGGACCGACGGGCCCCACGGGTCCGACCGGCCCTACGGGCACGACAGGCGCAGGCGGTCCCACGGGACCTTCCGGCACTGGCCCCACAGGCCCGAGTGTTACGGGTCCGACGGGCCCGACGGGATCAACAGGCGCAGTTGGTCCGACGGGTCCCACCGGAGATCGCGGGCCCACCGGACCATTTGGACCGACGGGCCCCACCGGCCCCACCGGACCGACGGGCCCCACTGGGCCCACCGGACCGACCGGTACCACAGGAGCGGGAGGACCGACCGGGCCATCTGGTACGGGTCCCACGGGCCCGACTGGCCCGACCGGCCCCACCGGCACAACTGGCGCCGTCGGCCCGACCGGGCCAACAGGCGGCGGACCCACCGGACCGACAGGCCCTACTGGCGTAGCGGGTCCGACTGGACCCACGGGCCCCGTCGGCCCGACCGGGCCCACCGGCCCTACTGGCACCACAGGCATCGGCGGTCCCACTGGCCCCACTGGACCGAACGGTGGCCCTACAGGTCCGACCGGCATCGGCGCAAATGGGGCGACTGGCCCAACAGGACCCACCGGCACTGCGGGCACGAACGGCGCGACCGGCCCCACGGGTCCCGCATCAGGACCCACCGGCCCGACCGGCCCCAGCGTCACCGGGCCGACTGGCCCGACCGGCAGCACAGGCCTGACTGGCGCCAAAGGTCCGACGGGACCCACTGGCCCCACGGGCGCAGGCCCCACCGGCCCCACGGGATCGACCGGTCAACTCACCGGCGTCGCCGCTGCAGTTCCCGCCACCGGCCAGAACGACAACTACACTGCGTCCGGCAACATGGGGCCGACGATCGGCTTCATGGAACTGACGCCCACCGGCAATTGCACGATCACGGGTATTCCTGCGGGCATCGACGGGCAATTGCTCATCATCACGAATCTAGCGAGTGGGTTCACCGTGACGCTGCTCGCACTCAATGCCAGTTCGACGGCCGCCAATCAGTTCCGCATGGCGACGGGCATCCTGCTCGAACAATACGATAGCCAAGCGTTCAAGTATTCCGTGTCGATCGGCAAATGGGTCGCGGTCGTCGATGCGTGGGGAGGAATCAACCAGAACGTCCAGACAACGAACTACACGCTCGTGTTGTCCGATGCCAATAGTTTGATCAGCATGAACGGCGCATCGCTCACGGCGACGATTCCGGCCAATGCCACGGTCGCTTTCGCGCCCGGCACCATGCAGACCTTCGATAATCAAAATGCGTCCAATCTGTCGATCGCGATTGCCGGCGGCGATACCTTGATTCTTGCGGGGACGACGACCACGGGGACCCGCACTTTGGCGCGCAATGGCACCGCCACCGCCGTAAAAACGGGGGCGACCACTTGGAAGATTTCAGGGGCGGGGCTGACATAAAATGCCGCCCATTCAGCAGATGATGCTCGCCGCCACCGCGATTATTGCGGGCGGCTCTCTCGTAGTCACGACTTCCGCAGTGCTTCCCTCGGCGCAGGTAGGATTCGCCTATTTCTTAGCGTTGCAAGCGGCCTTTGGTGTCTCGCCGTACACCTGGAATCTGGTCTCTCAGACCGGTAGTAATACGTGGGCGCTATCCTCAACTGGTCTATTGACCGGCACGCCGTCGGTCGCTGATACCGATACGATCACCGTGCATGTCGTGGACAGCGCGTCAAATACCAGCAGTAACGTGACATTGAGCGTCACCGTCAACACCATCGGCGGCACGCTCACTCTGACATCTGCGTCGACGTTGCCGATTGCCACCAATAACGGCGGCTATTTTTACAAGCTCGCGGTGAGCGGTGGCACGGCGCCGTATACATTCAAAGTCGGCACGATCACGGGCTCGACGGGAACACAGTGGCAGACGCAATGCACGTATGACTCGGGATATTTATACGGCGCGCCCGTGACAAATGGCGCCGACAGCATCCCGGTAACCGTCACGGATGCGAAGGGCAACACGGCGTCCAAGACTTTTTCGATTACCGTCAATTCACACCTCTCGATTCAAGGGACCTCGCTCGAGTCGAGTGCGGACCAACCGCTGCCAGCGGCGATGAACGGCAATAAATATAAGCACACGTTGATCGCCGCGGGTGGCACCGGAGCTAGCTACACCTGGTCAATTCTGTCGGGCACGTTGCCGGCCGGACTATCCCTATCGAGTGCTGGCGTGATCACCGGTACGCCTACCATCACTGGACAGGTGAGCGCCATTGTCGTCAAGGTCCAAGACAGCGGCGCGAACACCGCGACGCAGAGCTTTAGCCTGAACGTGAGCCAGAGCCTCAACGTCTCGCGGCCGGCGTGGAATTCGAATGCGTCGAATGGCTTTTTCGTGAAATCCGGGCAGTTCTACGACCCCAATGGCGCGCCGTTTCGCGTCCGGGGATTAAATCAAGTCCATTACGATCAGGGCTCCGCGACCACCTGGGGACGCACTCAAAGCGCAGCGGTGCGCTTTGGCCTGTTCAACGGCGCGAGTGACGCGACCCAAGCGGCCGTGATGAATACTCAGCACATCGCGACCGGTCAATTTCCGATTGTTACCCGATTCGGAAATATCACGACACCGCCCGCACAGACGGGAAATGCCTCAGGCAGTTCCTCGCTGGCATTGCTCGGCGCCATGACGGTCGATTGGGTGAATAATTTCTCCGTCTGGTCGACGTACATGGCGAAAATCGCCATCAATGTCGCCAACGAATGGGGCAATTACACGAATTCGCCGGTGTATCGAGATGCCTATTCAGCGGTACAGGCGAATATCAGCAACGCAACCGGGACGACTATTACCATCAATACGGTGTCGGCCACCAATCCCTTTGCGGGTACGCCGGTTGGTTTGACCTACATGTATTTGAAGGGCGCGACAGGATTATCTAATCGCGTGGTGGCGGTCAGTGCGACGGGCGGTTCCTCCGGTGCCTGGACGGTGACCACGTCTACGTCGCTCGCTGGATGGACGAGCGGGGGCGTCCTCTACGCAGGGGCGGTGGGGATGATCCGAGCGGTAGGCTACACCTGTCCGATCTTCGTCGATTCGGCCGGTGGTGCCGGGCAAGATCCCTTGAATCCGCTCAATTATGGCGCAGCCATTCAAGCATCGGACCCATTACAAAATTGCATATTCACCGTGCATATGTACGGCAATTTCACGCCGAACGCCTGCCCAATCACGAATATTACGAAAGCGGCCAGTGCTGTCGTGACCTACAGCAATTTTAATTTGCCGTGGGGCCCGACCTCGACCAACCCATTTCGCGGCACTTATGCGAATTCGGGTTCTAACAACAATTTTATCTCAGCTACGTATATTGCGGGCGTCGCCGGGATGACACAGATCAATAACCTCAATGCTGCGATCAGCCCTCAACTGGGCACCGGTAATTCGTTTTCCAGCGGTACCGGTATCAATAGCAGCGGCTTTGGCACGTATACGAGCGGCGGCTGGATCTACGATCAAAATTATTTCGCCATTGCGATCGCCAAACTTTCCGCTCTCGCGAGTCAAGGTATCTGCGTGGCCATCATGGAATTCGGTCCGCCTGATCCGCCGCTCGCGCAAGCGCCCAACACCACCAATATCACGCCCTCGCAAGTCATCCGCACGTGCGAATACAACGGGATCGGCTGGTGCGCATGGGCATTCGATGACAATCCGGGGAACAACACCTTCGGGGCTCAATTGGCGTTGAGCACCTACGCCAAGCCGTCGGATCTATCCTATTTTGGTATCGATGTGATATTGAATCCGTCCTATGGCGTCACGGCGCTCTCGACGCCACCCTCGTCACTCTTATGAACTGCGGCGTCGGCATCTACAACCTCTGCATCAACCAAGGCGCGACGTTCACGCGCACGTTCATCTGGAATGTGGGCACCTGTTGCTGCGATACCGTGGGCTCGGCGCCCGGTCCCGTCGATCTCACCGACTATACCGCCATGATGCAGATTCGCGCGTATGTGAATCCCACTGCGCCGCTCTACTACGACGCGAGTTCGCATTTGACCTTGGGCGGCGTGACAGGCGCCATCTTGCTCTCGATTCCGGCCGCGGATACGGAGACTTTCACGTGGTGGAATGGGTTTTATGATTTGCTGCTCACCGACTCGAGCGGCAATGTGACGCGGCTCCTACAAGGCACCGTGACGGTTGCACCGGGAGTGACGCCATGAGCGGCTGCGGCGTGGAAGTGACCGTATCGCCGTGCGATTGTACGGTGATAGAAGTGTGTACGGCGGGGCCACTAGGACCGACCGGCACGATAGGTCAGGCGGGACCCACTGGCCCCACGGGCGCGGGTGGCCCGTCAGGCGGCCCCACAGGCGCGAACGGTCCGACGGGGCCCACGGGCCCTGCGAGCGGACCGACAGGTCCGACTGGTCCGTCCGTTACGGGGCCCACCGGAACGCCAGGCCCCACCGGCCCCTCTGGCACCGGCCCGACAGGCGTCGCCGGCCCGACGGGCCCAACTGGCAATGACGGTGCGATCGGACCTACTGGTCCCACCGGCAGCGGACCGACCGGGCCCACTGGCAATGCGGGCACGGGTCCGACAGGGCCGACGGGGCCGGGCGCCACCGGCATCCGCTACGATATCTGCACGTTCTACCCCGGCATCCCCGGCGCCGCGCAACTCATCCTACGCTGGCAAGCGCCCCGCTCGGTGACGATTGTCGCCGGCGCCACGAATTCGCAGGCGAGTTCCAGTGCGGCGGCAACTGCGTCGACGACATTCACGATCGCGATCAATGGCACGCCCGTCGGTACCATCGTGTGGTCTGCGGCGGGCACGAATGGCGCGTTCACCGTCGCCTCGCAACTCAATATTGTCATCGGCGATGTGCTCACGATCACGGGGCCGGCGATTTCGGATGCGACGATTGCGGATGTGGTAGTAACGCTAGCAGGATCAACTCCATGAGAGAGGTATAACAGTGTCGATTCTTTGGTGCGGCGGCGAGGACATCGATTTTCCTAATGGCATTGCGGTGGGCGTCGGCGGCTCACCGTATTTTCGGACTGGCTACGCCCGCTGCGGACTTCAGGATCAATCGGGGAACACTTCAAGCCGTAGCCTGTCTTTTGTCGGCGGTGCCGTCACCAGTGCATGGCTGCACTATCAAGTGTTCATCACATCATCGATCGGCGGCTCAATTCCGTTCGCGGGCCTTGGGTTAAATTCCGCTGGCAATGGCGGCATTTTTGCCGGCACGGCGACCAGTGGTTCCGCCAAATGCGCACTCTATAAGTGGGATGGCACCACGCTCACGCAATTGGCGACTGAGGCAGGCACATCGATCCCGGTCACGAACGGAGCCTCAGTCCAGATCGATATTCAGATCATCAACTTGGGCGCGAGCAGCACCGTCAACGTCTACTGCCACAACGTCCTCGTGATCACCTTCTCAGGGAGCACTGTCCTTACCGGAATTGCCAGCCTCGATTGCGTCGAACTCTATGGCAACAACAACAGCGTGTCTTATTTGATGTCCGAGTTCATCGTGAGCGACGCCGATACACGCAATTTCAGCCTGCTGACCATGGCGCCAAACGCGGCGGGTGACGTGAATAACTGGACCACCGGCACGTATGCGAACATCAATCCGACCTCAATAAACGATGCGAGCGTGATCGCGGTGAATACGACGGGCCAGGACTTCCAGGCGAATCTCATCGATCTGCCGGCGGGATCGTTCGGCAATGTCCAGGCAATCAAGGCGTCGGTGCGCTCCGAAATCACGGCGGCCGCAGTGCCCACGTCCTTGAAGATCGGCGTCAAGACGGGCGGCACGGTCAATGTGGACGCAGGCCACGCGCAAACCACGGGATTTTTGACCTACGAGCGATTGATGGTCACGAATCCCGTGACGAGTGCCGCATGGCTTGCGAGTGAAATGAACCCACTGCAAATGGATCTACAGTCCGCATAGGTGCATATATATGGCGACCGGTGTCAATGTCTCAAAAGCGAATATTTACGGCACGTTGTCGCCTCCTGCGGGCGTGGGCGTCTCGAAAGCGAATCTGTACGCCGTGCTGATTCCCGCGCCGGCACTAGGCGTCTCGAAAGCGAATCTCTACGCGGTGCTGACCCCGGGCGGGGCGGTGCGTCCTGTGGTACAAGTGTGCGGGTAAGGAGACACCCTTGAAAATAGCCGTCTACGCGATCGCCAAGAATGAGGAAAAGTTCGTCGAACGATTCTGCGAGGCAGCGTATCCCGCTGACCTCATTTTTGTGGCAGACACCGGCTCGACCGATCAGACCGTGCCGTTGCTAGAGAAATGTGGCGCCACCGTCGCGCACATCAACATCAACCCCTGGCGCTTCGACGACGCGCGCAATGCTGTGCTCGCGATGCTTCCCGCCGATATCGACGTGTGCGTGAGTTTGGACCTCGATGAAGTGCTGCAACCCGGCTGGCGCGACGAAATCGAGCGCGTGTGGACGGCGGGCACGACGCGGCTCCGGTACGGTTTCGACTGGGGCTGCGGCATCGTGTTCAAGTACGAGAAGATTCACGGACGCGTGGGGTATCGCTGGTTCGGCAGTTGTCACGAATACCCCGTCCCGGATCGCATCACCGAGCAGTGGGCGAATACCGATATGCTGCTGGTGATCCACAAGCCGGACCCCGAGAAATCGCGCGGGCAATATCTCGACTTGCTGCGCGTATCGATCGAGGAAGCACCACATGAACCGCGCAACGCCTTCTACTACGCCCGCGAACTCTCCTTCCACCGCCAATGGCAACCCGCGATCGACCAATGCAAGCGCTATCTCGATTTGCCGCGCGCGATTTGGCCGAACGAACGCTGCTACGCCATGCGCGTCATGGCGCGCTGCTACAGTGAACTGCTGCAATGGGCACCCGCACTCGATTGGGCGCGTCGTGCCTGCAGCGAGTCCGAGCACACTCGCGAGCCGTGGTGCGAGCTTGCGCGCATCTGCTATCTCACGCAGCGCTGGGCGGAATGCTTTGGCGCTGCGCTGACGTGTCTCAGCATCGTGAACCGCGAACAACTCTATACCGTGGACCCGGCCGTATGGGGCTATCAGCCGCACGACTGGGCGGCGATTGCGGCATGGAATTTGGGATTGAAGGATGTCGCACTCGAACAGGCTAAAAAAGCGGTGGAGATGGAGCCTGGCGACTTTCGATTGCGGCAGAACGTCGAGTTCATGACGCCGAAGGCGCAGGACGTGGCGTGAAATTGCGCGATCTCAATCCGAAGCTCACAAAATGCGAGATGCGCATTGAGACGTGGCAGCAAGTCAAGCCTGGCATTGATCCGTTGAAAGGCAATTGGATCGATGAAGACTTTCACGATGTGACAGGGCCGCGCGCCAACTATATCCGTGTCGAATCACTCGCTCAGGCTGATGGGATGTGGTTTGATTGTCCTTGCCCAGTTTGCCAAAAGGCCGAGCATGGACCTTCGCGCCATATGATAGGTTTCGAAGGTCGCTGCCCGCCGGACACATATAGCTCAGGGTCGAACGGCCAAGACACACGCTGGTCTGTAAGTGCATCAAGCACCTGCATTGATAATCTGGTGCTTATGCCATCCATACAGCGCGTGGGCGGCTGCAACTGGCATGGCTTTGTAGGGTCCAGCGGCGTGCCACCAGGCGAGGCGGCATGAACAATAGCCCGCTCAACACGTCAGGGACTTACGACTTCGCCCCACCAATGGGCGAGGAGGTTTTATATTCCTACGGCCTGTGCGGCATTCGAAACACAGCCCTGACGCAACAACATTTTCAGACCGCGCGTATGGCAACGAATATGTTGCTTGGGCGGTGGAGTTCCGACGGCGTGAACTTATGGCAAGTGGACTTGCAATCCATCAAGCTCAAGCAGGGGTGCGCCACCTATCCAGTCCCGGCGAATACGATCGTGATGCTCGACATGTACATCACGATCAACAATGGCGCGGCGGAAATCGATCGGCTGATACTGCCGATCAGCCGCACGGAATACGCGAGCTTTGCGAACAAGCAGCAGCAAGGATTCCCGACCTCGGCCTGGTTCGATCGGTTGCTATCGCCCACCGTGACGCTCTGGCCGGTGCCCGATGGATCGCAGAATTGCTTGAAGTATTATCGATTGCGTCAGACGCAAGATGCAAATCTCACGAATGGGCAGAACGTAGAGATTCCATACTATTTTCTTGAAGCCTATTGCTTCGGTTTAGCGTATCGACTAGCGCTCACATGGGCACCCGATCGCGCGCCTATATTGAAGCCGCTCGCCGATGAGGCGTGGGCCATCGCCAGCAAGCAGAATGTAGAAACGGCCGCCATGTATATTTCGCCGCAGATGTCGGGATACTACCGCTGATGGCTTACGCCAGTATTAGCGGACGCGCCCGCACCTCCGCGAAGAAACCGCAAGCACACGCAATCTGCGACAGGTGCGGATTCAGGCGGAACTTCGTCGATTTACAGTGGCAGAACGAATGGCGCGGCCCGGTCATCCAAAACATCCGCGTCCTCGTCTGCAAACCCTGTCTCGACATTCCACAAGAGCAACTCCGCGCGATCATCTTGCCAAGCGACCCCGAAACGATCATCAACGCGCGCACGCAAGATTTCGTCACGGCGGAAACCAACTACCGCACGATCTCCGCGCCCCCCGTCACCGACCCCGTGACGGGCCTCCCCATCCCCGGCACGACCCTGCGCATCACCGAGGACTGCCAGAATCGCACGATTGATCCCTTCGGCGAGCCAGTGGGCCTCACGCAAGATGCCGTCATGCCGTACAACGGTGCGGTCCAGAAAGCCTTCGGCGTGCCGCTCGCGTTGCTGTCCGTGATTTCGAACGATACAGCGACAGTCACGGTGACGTGTTCGGCGGTCCATAATCTGCGCACGAATGATCAAATCTCCGTCGAGGGACTCGCTGACAACGCCGCCGATGGCTTCTATAGCGTGACGGTGCTCACGGCGACCGCGTTCACGTATATGACCTATGGTTCCATCGCGGCTGACGCATTGCTGACACCGACGACCCGCATCGTCACCGCGCTCGTGGGGGTGCCGCTTGGGTACTAGTTGCTGCGGGGGCGCCGTGACCGGCATGCGGATTCCGCAGATCGATGGGCCATCGTTATCGCTGGCATCTCAGAATCACTTACTCGAACTCGAATCGGGCTCGGGATTCTTTGAATTGGAATCTGGCGTGGGTGCGATAGAATTGGAATCGGGGCCGTGAGCAACGCCACCATCCCGATGCTGCCGCAAGCGATCTCGATCGCGGGCGCCGAGCAACTCGAGGCCGTGCAAGCCGGGATGTCGGTACGGGTCACGGCGGCTCAAATTGCGGCGTTAGGCGGCCCTAAAGGTCCAACAGGACCGACGGGTCCGAGTCAGGGCCCAACAGGGCCTAATGGTCCAACCGGATCTATTGGGCCGACAGGTGCGACAGGAGTATCAGGCCCCACGGGCCCCTCTGGTGCCGGTCCGACCGGCTCGCCTGGCACGGCGGGAGCGACTGGGCCCACGGGCACGGGACCTACGGGTCCTACAGGAAGCGGTGGTCCGACGGGACCTGGCGGCAATGGTCCCACGGGTCCGACTGGAATTGGCGCGCAGGGGCCGACTGGACCGACAGGACCCACCGGCGTCGGCGTCGCAGGCCCTACAGGCCCGACTGGCACGAATGCGGGGCCGACGGGTCCGACGGGTCCCGTGTCCTCATTCGCATTCAACAGCCAAGTCATTGCGACATTGGCGAGTGGAGTGAGCGATAACTATGCGCCGGCCGGCTACGTTCCAGGCACGACGAATTGCCTGATTTTGACGCCCACCGATGCAACTTCAGCGCTGGCGGGACTGGTTGCGACGGGTATTCCGAACGGCTATCCGCTGGTGATATGGAATGCGAGCGCGACCATCGCAATCATTTTCGAGAATCAGGCGAGTTCGACGCCAGCCAATCAATTTGCTTGCCCTGGTGATGGATCAACGTCGCTCGATCCTTTCGGACGGGCTGATTTGGTATATCTGGGTGGGCAATGGACACTTTGATAGGAAGCGCTTTGATATGGTAACTCCGTTCATTCCGCCTCAGACCATCATGGGCAATGCTGGCTCAAGTAATGCGCCACCAGGACCACTCACGCTGACGCAAATCAATAGCATACTGAGTCCCGCTCAGCAGCCGGCAATCGCGGCGGCGGCCGGATATAACGTTCCTACGTTCGGTGCAGGGATGTTTCTTAATACGAATTGGTTTCTCCATGGTTTTTATAGTCCTCCGTCGGGAGGAGCCGCGCAGAACGGCAATGGTATCTATCTTGATGGCACAGGCAATGGCTACGGGATTTGCACGGCCAAAGCGGGTGCGGGTCATACATGGACCGGAACGACTTTTGGAGGAGGAGCATATATTGAAGCGCTATTGTCCTTTCCGCCAAGTGCCTCACCTGGTGCCCATTGGCCCGCCTTCTGGTCGCAGGACATTGAAACGCTTTCGCAAAATGCCATTACCGCAGCCAATGCATGGGGAGGCCCCACTTATAATGGAGCTACCGCTTATACGATAGGCCAAATGGTTAGTTTAAGTGGTCTTTCCTATCGATGTATTGCCAATACAACCGGTAATGCACCGCCGAATGCTACTTTTTGGCAAGGTCCCTATGGTAACTGGGTGGAACCAGATTTCTTTGAATTAGACGCGGGCAACATCACCAAATATGGCATTCAAATGCATAATTGGTATGGGACGATTCCGGGCGCATCGAATGTGAATTGTGTCACGTCGGGCAGTCCCGTCACGATTCCCGCTTCCGTGAGTTTTGCCAACTTCAACAAAATTGGTTGGTTGTGGATTCCCGCTACTGCCACCACTCAGGGTTCCGCGCAATGGTTTTTCAATGGCGCGCAAATGGGACCGACGGTCAACTGGAATCAATATAATTCTGGATTGGCACCGCCGCCCGCCGTCGGCGGTAGCGCTGGGTCCATTTTGGATCAACGGCATTTGGCGTTAGTGCTAAATACTAATACGACGTGTCCGACGCAAATAGTTTCGGTTCAGGTATGGCAAGCGTCGGCCGCTGGGAATTTGGTACAGTAATGATGAAGCGTGCGATATGTCACACGCAGGAATACCCACAGGGACGTACAGTACCGCCATGGAAAGGAAGCGCAGAATGACCGATCAATTCAAAATGGGCGAAATGTCCGCACGTCTTGACGTGGGGGATCAGCGTCACCTCGAAAATACTAGGAATCTTGAGGCGATCAAACTCGAACAGACCCAGACCAACAAGAAATTGCAGGAGCTGGTCGACGCTATGACACTCGTCCGTGGTGGATTCCGCACCCTGATGGCGGTCGGCGTCGTGAGCGCGTCCATCGGCGCGTTCATCAGTAACCTGTTCCACTGGTGGAAGGGGCCATGAGTGCCGTCAGCGTATTCTTGGCGCGTAAGACTCGCGAAGAGGGCGACAGGCTATTGCCTTATGATGACGCAACCGGAAAGCCTGTGAAGGCTCCCATCGGCAATCTGTCATGGGGTCGCGGCTATAATCTCATGCAATGCGGCTCTTCCGGGCTATTCGATGTCATGGATGCCTTTCTCGTGAGTGCGCTCAATCATCAATTGCAATCTTACGATTGGTATATCAATGCGGGCGACGTGCGCGCCTCGGTATTTTTGGATATCGCGTATAACGCGGGACTACACGGGCTGCTGTCTTATCCGCGGATGCTCGATGCGGCGGCGAAAGGTGATTGGACCGAGGCGGCGGCGCAATGCACGGAACGTGATCCAAAGCTTGATGCTTCCCGATATGCACCCTTACGGTCCCTACTTCTCTCTGGCTAACATGAGGTTCTGGCAATGGCTACAGCAACGATTACGATCACACTGCCGACGACACGGAAGGATGGCAGCGCCTTCGCCGCCACAGATTACGGTGCGGCTACTGTCTTCCGAGACGGGGTTGCCATTACAACCCTCACGGCTCCGGAATTGGTGGCGACGGATGCGGCGGTAGTTCCTGGCGTTTCGGTCTACACGGCCTCGATTATGGATACACAGACGCCGCCTGTCGCGTCTGGGTTGTCCGCGCCCGTCACCGCGCCAGCGTTGGGCACCCCACCGCTCGCCGCACCGGGAGTGCCTATGTTGACGGTGGCTGTCGCGTAAGCGTAAAACACAGGGAGTGAAGTCATGGCAGACGATCCACAAAAACCGGGATTTACCCCTTCGGCCTCGACGACAGGCAGCGCGATCGGCGCCGCGCTGGCGACCATCATTGTCTATGGATTCCATACGAAGGGCATCGATTTCCCTGCGGGAATGGAAGCGGCGATCGGCGCGATCATCACCGTTCTCGCCGGATACTTGCCGGCATCGGGGCGACGGTGACGCGCTTCGAAATCTACGGGATGATCCTGCTCGTCATCCTCTTCGGCAATGCCGCGTGTTACCTCAAAGGCCATGCGGATGGCTCGCGCGCGAAAGCCGCCGAGGTCGCGGCCGATGTGCTCAATGCTAATAACAAGGTGGATACGCTCAATGGAACACTTCAATCTACCGCCAATCAATATGCTAAGGACCTGGCATCTAAGGATCAAACTCACGCTGATCAACTTGCTGCTGCTATTGCTAGTGTTAAGCCTGTCATCGTGCGCGTCCCTGCAACAGGTAGTGTGCAAGCGGGTAACTCTGCCGGATCCACCAGCGGTGCCGGAGGACAACGATCCTCAGACGGCGATCTGTCAGCAAGCATCAATATTGCACCAGCCGAACTTGTGTTCGCCGGAAAGTACCAAACCTGTCGCGACTCCCTAGCAACGTACAAAGCGTTCTATGCCGGCGTCCTGGCTAAAGTGAACCATCCGTGAGCAAGTGGCTTGCCAAACTGAGCGCGTCCGCCGATAAACTCGGCAATTTCCTGCGCAACTTCTTACCGCTCGACAATGCGCCGAAGCTCATGATCATTCTATTCGTGTTCGTGGCGCTGTTTATCGCATTCATGATCTTAGGCAAACGCGCCCACGGCACGGAGATTCAGGCATCGAGCGGCGCGGCGATCATTCGCGGCGTCGCGCCCGCGCTCAATATCGCCTGGGATGTCCCAAGTGGTCACGGCGGCGATGCGGTGCGCGCCTCAATGACGCTCATCGGCCATTCGACATTCAAGGACACCGAATATCCGAACAACTATGCGTTCAGTGTGCAGTACATTACGGGATTCGGACATTTCGACATCGGATTGGGACCCGCGTGGCTAGAAAATCCGCGGCCCTATAACGGATCCAACGTCAACTTTAATTTGATGTTTGGCTATCGGTTCACGCGTTTACCGGTGACTTTGTGGTATAGCCATTTCTCGTGCGGCGGCGCGTGTTCGCCAAATTATGGGAGGGATATCATCCTCGCGGGATATCGGTTTTGACCTATGCTCATGGCCCTCGAAGTGATCGCCGCCACGATTCTGATCGCCGGGGTATTTATTATCATCGTGTTTTACATTGACTTTAGCGACTAATGCCAACGCCCACCAATCCGCTGTCGTTCAACTCGTACATCCAGCAAATGGGCGTGATGGCCGTCATCAATACGCAACTCGTCGCGGGCGTTCAGCAATTCGTCGACGCGCCAGCCGAAGTCACTGTCCCGATGATGCTGAATTATTCTGAGTTGAGAATCCAGAGAGATTTGGATTTGCTCGCCTCGCAGTCCTCCAACACCTACACGCTCACAGCGGGCGTGAATGTGTTCCCGCTCCCCGTCGATGATTTCTTGACCGTGCAGACGCTCGAAGTCTTGACCGCAGCCGGCGCGACGCCCGCGCCGCTGCTCTCCGTGTCGAAAGAGTTCATCCAAAATTGCTATGGCGGACTTGCGTCCGCTGGCACGCCGCAGTATTTCGCGATGTACGGCGATAATTTCGGCAGCGATCAGGACACGAACACGAATATCCTGCTGGGGCCTCCGCCGAATTTCGCCTACACGTTGCGGGTGACGGGTACGTGTCGCGAGCCATCGCTTTTTCAGAATGCGGCGGCGGGCGTGGCGGATACCGAGTACACGTACATATCCAGCTATATGCCTGATTTATTGATCATGGCGAGCATGATTTATATCTCGGCGTTTCAGCGCAACTTCAGCGCAACCGCCGATGACGTGCCAATGGGTCAGACCTACGAGAAGCAATATCAGGCGCTGCGCATCGGGGCGATTCAGGAAGAGAATAGGCGCAAGCAATTGGGTTCTGCGTATTCAGCCTATTCCACGCCGACCTCGGCGACGCCGACGCGGTGATCTATGCCGCATGCCGCATTCAAATTGGTCCCAGGAACGGATACCGAGGAAACTCCCGCACTCAATGAGAATTCTGGAATCTCGCAGACCCAACTGATTCGCTTCAAACCCGATCGCAATGGACTCGGGCTCGTGGAAAAAATCGGCGGTTGGGACCGATTCTATGTCTCGTCCATGCTCGCCATCGTGCGCGCCCTATGGGCCTGGGAGGACTTGAACCTTAACTCCCACCTCGCCGTCGGCACGGAAACCATCATAGGGCAGATGTCCGCGCAGCTCGCGGTGATCACGAACGGCGCGCTACTCGATATCACGCCGACCTCGGTCATCGACAACATAGCGCCCGTGATCACCACGCAGGCCGGAAGTTATTCGGTCATCGTCACGGACAACGTGACAACCGGCATCACGAATTACGATTCCGTGTACATCGCGACGCCAATCAGTATCGGCGGATTGATCCTGTTTGGGTTTTATCCGTGCTCGCCCGATGGGATTCTGACACCGAACGGTTATACGATATGGTCGCGCGATATTCTGGGGAATCTGCTACCCGCACCGGCATCCTCATCGCTACCAGTCCTACCGTCCTTTTCAACGGTCGGGCCGGCTGGCGCGGTCGCGGGATCAAGCACGGTGACAGTGATGCTGCCGAATTACACCTATGCGGCTGGCGGTACATTCCCAGTGCTCACACCGACATCAGTCGGCGGCATCACATTCTACGGCAATTACGTCGTGCAGTCGCTCATCGATGTGAACAATTTCACGATCATCGCGAACACGGCGGCGACCTCGTCCGATATGGGCACGCTCAATGGCGGCCTTGCACAGTTCATCTACTCGCTAGGCCAAGGCGCGATTCCGGGCGGCACAGGCTACGGCATCGGTTCCTATGGCGGCGGCGGGTACGGCACGGGAACGCCCATCGTGCCGCAAGCGGGAACGGCGATCAACGCCATCGATTGGACGCTCGATAACTGGGGCGAGATTCTCATCGCCTGCGCGATTCAACCCGTCGGCGGTACGCCGTTTCAGCCGATCTACCAATGGGACCCCGGGCAGCCGACGGCGACCGTGATCGAGGCGGGCCCGCCCGTCAACGATGGCATTTTCGTCGCCATGCCGCAGCGGCAGGTTGTCGCGTGGGGCTCGACACAGACCGGCATTCAGGACCCATTGCTCGTGCGCTGGTGCGATGTCGGAAATTTCAATGTGTGGACGGCGACGGTGACGAATCAGGCGGGATCGTATCGCATTCCGAAGGGCTCGCGCATCGTCGGCGCATTGCAGGGTCCGCAGCAAGGTTTGATATTGACTGATATCGACGCCTGGTCGATGCAATATATCGGGCCGCCATTCGTGTACTCGTTCAATGAGATCGGCACGGGCTGCGGATTGATTGCGCGTAAAGCCGTCGCATTCTTCAATGGGATTGGCTATTGGATGGGATATTCGCAGATGTATCGATTGAGTGCGAATGGCGTCGAGCCCATGCCGTGCTCGGTGTGGGATGTCGTGTTCCAAAACATTGACCGCGCGAACGTGCGCAAAATCCGCGTCGCAGTGAACTCGCTCTTTGGCGAGATTCAGTGGTTCTATCCGTCGCTGGTTGGGGGCGGCGAAGTAGATTCTTATGTGAAGTTCAACGCGTATCTCAATGTGTGGGATTTTGGTTCACTCGGGCGCACGGCCTGGGTCGATCAATCGGTGTTGGGACCGCCCGTCGGCGCAGATCCCTCGACGCTGTTGCTCTACCAGCATGAGACATCAAACGATGCCGATGGGCAGGCGATGCTGCCCTCGTTTCAGAGTGGATATTTTACGATTGCCGAGGGCGACAATAAGACGTTTATCGATCTCATATGGCCTGATTTTAAATGGGGTGCCTATAATCAGGCGCAGAATGCGACGGTGAAGATCACATTTTATGTAGTCGATTACCCTGGCGACACGCCCACCGCTTATGGCCCTTACTCTGTGACTAAAGCCACGCAATTTTTCAATACGAGGTTGCGAGGGCGATTGGTCTCCGTGAATATTTCCTCAGATGATTTAGGTAGTTTCTGGAGAATCGGTGCGTTGCGTTATCGCTACGCTGCCGATGGCAAATTCTAAATGTCAGCCTCCACCTCCGATGTGCTTTCCGCGATCAAAAATATCGTGACCGCTCTCGCCAACGCGACGCAGACTTATCTGAACGTCAATGGCACGCTGAACGCCGCCAACATCGCGACGCCGACCGTCGTCAAAACATCGGCCGGCCGCATTGCCGAGGTAAGCGTGCTGACGGCGGGAACCGCGCCCGGGATTATCTACGATGGCGCGACGTTGACCGCGACCACGAAGCCGCTCGGCGTGATTCCGAATACGGTTGGGATTTTTACAGTGAATCTCGCGACGAGTTTCGGACTGCTCGTTGTGCCGGGTACTGGACAGGTTGTGACGGTTGGGTACTCGTAATGTTGCGCCTGATCGGTAACCCGACATATCTCGGAGGTCTCTGATGAGCCACTGGACCACGTACTTCCTCCAACCTGGCACGGCAGAGGGCGGGCGCGTGCGGAGTATACGCTAATGCCATTGTTACCCGGCAAGAAAAATATTCCGACGAACATTCGCGAGATGCAAGACGCGGGACATCCGCATGACCAAGCCGTCGCCTCTGCCCTCAACGTCGCGCGCAAACATCGCGAGGGCGGCGGCGCGACTGTGCCACATGTGCACAAGCCGAAATTCAAGGCACACGGCATACACACGGGGCCGATCCATAGTTCTGTTGCGGGGCGCACGGATCACCTGCCCATGCATGTACCCACAGGGTCCTACGTGCTTCCTGCCGATATCGTGAGCGCGGGCGGCGAGGGTAACACCGCAGCGGGCTTTAAGATTCTACGCCGCACCTTCGGCGGCGAACCCTATGGCGCGGGTGCGTCTCCGTACGGTCAGTCCACAGGACCCTACGGCATGGCGGCGGGAGGCGCCGCCAAGCATCACGCGGCTGGGATTCTGTTCATTTCGCCCGATGACAAGATTCTCCTGATGCGTCGCACCGGCAAAGACAAAGATCATGGCGGCGAGTGGGCGTTGCCGGCGGGCGGCATCGAAAAAGGCGAATCGCCCGAAGAGGCCGCGCGACGCGAAACCGAAGAGGAAACGGGCCACGAATACGATGGCGCGCTCTCGGAGATCACGAACCGCACGCGCGACGGCGTCGAGTTCACGACGTTCGTGGCGCACGTCAAGGAATTCGAGCCGAAACTCAATGAAGAACACTCCGAGCATCGATGGGTGACGACAGATGAGGCGCGCGAGATGGACTTGCATCCGGGGCTACGTGCGACTTTAGATCGGCTCCGCGCCCACAAAGCGCGCGGCGGATCGGTCGGCGTGCCCATCGTCGCGGCGGGCGGCGAGTGGGTGGTGCATCCGGAGCATGTCGAGCATGCGGGCGGCGGCGATTTGGATATGGGCCATCGCGTACTTGATGAGTTCGTCAATCGCATTCGAAAAGAATTGATCGGGACACTACAAAAATTACCAGGACCGCGCCGTGACTGACGACATACTACAAATACGCCTCGCTACCACCGACGACATGCCCGAAGTCATGCGATTGGCGGTCACCGCGTGCGAGGAAAACGGGTTTTTGAATGCCTCGCCAGCGGCGCTTGCGAAAGAGATATGGCCGGCACTATGTCAGGACCATGGGCTCTGTCCCGTCATCGGTCCTATTGGTGGGGCCATCGAAGGGCTGGCATTGCTCAGAATTGGTGCCATGTGGTATGCGCCCGAAACGACAGTTCTCGAGGAAAAAGCGATCTTCGTCTATCCGCAATTCCGCTCAGCCAAAGGCGGACGTGCGTCACGTCTATGCGCATACACGAAGAAAGTCGCCGATACGCTCGGAATTCCGCTTATCATCGGTGTGCTATCCAATGCCAGGACGGCGGCCAAGGTGCGTATGTATACACGCATCTTCGGCGAACCGGCCGGCGCGTTTTTTTTGTACGGGTCAGCGACGGGTGGACATAAAGTGACGGAGCATTAGCCATGGGCGGCAAATCAAGTACCAGCACTCAGCAGGTCCAAATCCCGCCGTCTGTGCTCGCGCAATATAATGCGGTCAACGCACGCGCGACTGATACCGCCTCGACTCCGTTCCAGCAATACAGTGGCCAGTTCGTGGCGCCCGTCAACGCGCAGCAGAATCAAGGCATCGCCGGCACCAACGCTGCGGCCAACGAAGCGCAGCCCTATTTCGGCGCCGCGACGGGCACACTCGGCCAAGCCCAAGCGGGTGTCAATCCGATCAATCAGTACGCGACAGGGCTCGCTGCGGGCTCTGCCGGCGCCGTGAATCCCGGCGCGCTCGATGTCGATCGCTACATATCGCCATACCTCAAGGATGTGGTCGGTTCAGAATCCGCGCTATTGAATCAGAACAACCAGCAGCAGCAGGCCGGCCAGCTCGGCACCGCGATCCAATCCGGCGCCTTCGGCGGCGATCGCACGGGCATTGCGGCAGCGAATTTGGAACAGCAGCAGAATCTCGCGAATGCGAATATATATTCGAATCTGCTGAATCAGGGCTATAACACCGCGCTCGGCACCGCCCAGCAGCAGCAGGGCGTCAATCTCGAGGCCGGTCAAGCGAACCGTGCCGCATTGGGGTCGGCCGCGACGAATCTCGCGGGCATCGGCCAGACCGCCTACGGCGAGGGCGCCAACACCGCCACCGAACTCGCCGGCTTAGGCGCCGGCGCGCAGACCGCTGGCCTGCAAGGCGCGCAGGCGCAGATCGGCGCAGGCACATTGCAGCAGCAGACGCAGCAGGCACAGGACTCGGCACTCTATAACCAGTTCCTGCAGCAACAGTCCTACCCATTCCAGGTCGATCAGTTCCTGGCGAATATCGCCGAGGGCACCGGCGCGCTGTCGGGGTCGACGACGACGACGACGCAGCCGGGAGGGTTTTTCTCGGACAAGCGACTCAAGCACGACATCAAGAAAATCGGCGAGCTCTACGACGGGCAGCACATCGTGTCCTATAAGATGCACGGCGATCCGCGCACGCGCATTGGGCTCATTGCGCAGGATGTCAAGAAAAAGCACCCGGACGCGGTCGGCCTCGCCAAGGGGTACCAGATCGTCGATTACGGCAAGGCGACCGAAGAGGCGGCGAATCGCGGACATTTCTATGCGGGAGGCGTCGTGCCGATCCGGCAGGCCCATGCCTCGGGCGGAGGCGCCGTGTGGGAGCCAGGCGCGTTTGCAGAGGGCGGTACCCCGTATGGCGGATCGGACACGCCCTATGACTTAGGATCGATCCTGGCGGCCCATCAGGCGATGTACGCGCCGATGCAGCATCGGCGGGATATCCCGAACCAAGGCGGTGTCGGCGGCCATCAACTGACCGTGGCGAGCGGATCACCGACCCCGCCGCCGTCAGGCGCGAGCAATGTCAATCAGACGATCGGGCTCGGCGAGAAGGGCTACAAACTCTATAGTCACTTCAATAGCCCAACTTATAGCGGCCCGACGACTGGATCCGCCGCGGCTGGTCAGAGTGACGCGGGTTGGAATTCCATGGTGGACTCCATTGGAGCCCCGGCGGCGGATTCATCGGGTCTCGGCGCGGGATCGACGGCAGCCGCTGCTCCCGCCGCTACCGAGGCGGCTGCGCCGGTTGCAGCAGAAGCTGCGGCACCGGCTGCGGAGGCGGCCGCTGGGAGTGCTGCGGGCGCGGCTGGCACCGCCGCTGCGGGAGCCGCAGGTGCCGGCGCAGTGGGTGCAGGGACCGAAACGGCGGCCGCGCTTGCTGCTGAATATGCGGCAGCTTACGCTGCGGCCGCTGCCGCCGCAGCCAAACGCGGTGGGCGTATTCGCGGAAAATTAGCCGCCGGTGGAACGCCCTATGAGGGCGTGGCCGCAGGATCGCCCTATACCGACAGCGGCGGCGAAATCGACATTCCCGACACCGAGAACACGGCTCATTTGCAGAGCCCGGGTGCGCTCAAGAAACAGCCTACTGGACTACAGACTGCTATGACGCTCGGCAGTGAACAGGGGGCGAGTAACGCGCTTGGCAGCATATTCAGCAACCAGGCGCTGGCTCGAGGTGGCATCGCGGGCCGGCACGGCTATGACGATGGCGGCGATGTGCCCAATATGCTGCCCGAACAGACCGTGGAGGCGGCGCGCCCGTCGCCCATCGAATACACGGGCGGCGTATCGAATACTGACGCCGCACCCATGAAAACCGAAGCGCCGCGCGGGGTGGCGGCCGGTGAGTCGGACACCCCGAAGGATCATTGGTGGAAGCACGCCGAGAACGTGGTGCCGCTGCTATCGGGATTGGCTGCCATGGGTACCGCACCGACGCGGAGCTGGGGCACGGCGCTTGCGGCGGGACTGGGTGCAGGGGCCGAGTCCTATCTACCGGCACACCAGCAGCAGGCGGATATTCAGGCGCGGCAGATTCAGAATCAGATCGCGCAGACGAAATTGAATGCCTATCGACAGCCACCAGCGCAGATTCCGGGGGCGCAACCTTCCGATGCGCCTGACCCATCAGCCCCACTGCCGGATCGATTGCGCAAGCAGTACGCCGTCAATACGGCGCGGACCCCGCAGGAGCTCACTGATTTCAATCAGGCTCAAAATCAATCCATGCTGGTCGGGAAGGCGCCGATCGAGAAGGCGAATGCTGCGTATCAGAATCGCATAAAGACACAGCAATTCCAGAATCAGCAGGACGCGCAGAAGAATTACGACGCGGCTTATCACACGGCTACGCATTCTCAAGACCCCGCGTTGCGCGCATCGGCGGCATCTGCGGCGGATGCGTATCGGCAATGGACCGGCGATCAATTCGAGACGCAGGACGGAGTGCTGCTGAATAAGCGCACCACGCAGCCGCCGATCGGGGCTGAGGCGCAACGCATTAGTCCGCAGGCTTACACTGAGTTGATGGCGCGCGCCGTCGCGAAAAGCCCCGTTCCCACTGGCGTACCTGGGGAAACGGTACTCATGCCGAACTGGCAGATTGCCGGCGCGAAAAGCGCACAGGAGTATGTGGCCAGTTTGCCGCCGCCGGGGACGCCAGGCGCTGGTACAGATGCCACACCCTCAGCACCTACGCAGGCGGCACCCACGCGCCAAGCAGCGCCAGCCGTCGCGCCGAGGGTTGCGCCGCAGAAGATCGTGCCGACCGCTCCAGCACGCGCGGCGACAGCGCCTACTAGTCCCACGACAGCCAACGCATTCGCCGATCCTGAGTACAAATTGCCTGCGATCAAGCGACAGATCGGGCTGACGCCTGGCAAGGATGTGGAGAAGCAAGTCGAAGCGACATCGGAAAAGCGCAAATTACTCCAAGAGGATGCCGAACAGACCGCGCAATCCTCAGCCGCCTCACTGCAATTCGGATTGGCGGCGAAGCAAATCATGGATTCCAAGGGCAAGCCCGTCACGGGCTTATTTGGCCCCGCCGCTAAGACGATCAGCAGCGTTTTTGGTGGAGTGAATGCGACGAATTATCAAGAAGTCGCGAAGTATCTCGGTAATTTGGCCGTGCAGACCGGCAAGGGGAATTTCCCGAATGCGACTCAAAAAGAGGTCGGTCTGCAGTTTGAACAATTGAGCCCGAGCACGGCACAGACGGAAAGCGCGCTGAGGGATTTACTGGACGCCAACATCCGCACCAGTCAATACACGTTGGATACGGCGAATCGTGCAGGTAAATATCTGGATCGCGCTGGCTACAACGGCGATCCTCAGCAGTTTTTCCGATGGAATCAGGCGCATTTCCCGCGTGAGGATTTATCCAAACAGGCACCCTCGACCGCTGGCACTCAGGAAGGCGCGGTCGGCACCTCGAAGAGCGGCAAGCCCATCGTGTTCGCGAATGGACACTGGCAGTACAAACCGTAATGGGTATCGCCGTTCCCGCCGATGACATGCCCGACAATATCGTCCCTGCGGACGATATGCCCACCGAGCACGTGAGTTGGGCAGAAGAGAACTTGGCGGGTCCTGGCGAATTGATTGCGAGCACGATTGGCAATATCCCGCATGCGGTCGCGCATGGCGCCGTTGATCTCTATCGGCGCGTGACCGGCGGCAATACGGATGCGCCCGATCCTGCGGCGGTTCGCGCGATCCAGGTGCCGACGGGTGCGGGGGGTCAGCAATTGGCGGGCGATATTTCCAGGATGATTCCACGATCAATGGAGGCGCAGCAGCCAGACGATACGAACATCCCGGAATTCAGTGCGGGGACGCAGAGCGTACTGCATCATGCTGGCGAGGTCGCAAGCGATGTAGGCGCCATAGCCGGCGGCGCTGGATTGGTGAAAGGAGGTATTTCGGCGTTACGTGGCGCTATCGCAAAACCTCCTATTCCAAAGACCTTCACACCCGAGGAAGCCGCCGCGCAAACCGCCGCATCGCAGTCCATGGGCGCTGCGGGCGTGGCGCCCGATATCAGTGTCGCCCATCCCGCGCTCAAGACGGCGATATCTCAGGCAGCGCAGAAAACGGGCGGCGCCGTACATCCGGTCGCATTGGATCGTCACCTGGACACTGCGCAACTCGCCCTACCTGAAGGCTCTGAGCCGCTCAATCTGCGTAAAGGCCAGGCGACGAATGACGCGCAGCAAATCTCCGATGAGAAAAATCTGCGCGCCGACCCCGATACGCAAGGCATGCTGACCGACTCGATCACCGATCAAGATAATAAACTCGTCGCGAGCATGGGCGAGATTCGACGCCGTGCGACGCCAGATATCGTCCAGCGCAGCAATCCCGAACACGGTCAAGCCGCGATCGACGCGATCAAAAATCAAGACAATCAGTCGGTATTGGACATCCGCGCGAAGTACAAAGCACTCACTGATGCGAATGGCGGTAATGTGCCGATCGACACCGGGTCCGCAATCTCTGGTATCGATGCCAAGCTAAAAAAAGGTTATCTCACTAGTACGGCGCAGGACAATGGGGTCATCTCGTCCGTCATGAATGATTTACGATCCGGCAAGCCCATTGACTTTGAATCCTTCGAGAACGCCCGAAGCCGTTTAGCCGAAATTCAGAGGCGCGGTGGCTCTGACGGCATCGCTGCCGGCATCGTCCATGACGCACTCGAAAGCATGCCGCTACCTCCAGACGCCGCACCATTGAAGGGGCTGGCCGATACGGCTCGATCGGCGGCCAAATCGCGGTTCGATACCATCCGAGATAATCCAGCCTATGACGCGGCGGTCAATGACAACGTGCCCAAGCAAAAGGGACTGCACGTCATCGGCGCGCCATCACCGCTCGCAGATTCGTTCATGGATCGCTATGCGCTTGGTAATGGCGCGAATGCTTCGCGTGCATATATCCAGAGACTCAAAACCGCCGTTCCTGATCCAGTCGTGTCACAATCAATCGAAGCAGCGACACTCAACAAACTCCGCGACGCCGCCGGCATTGACACCTTCGGCAATGGCTCATTCCGCAATGCCTCCTATCGCAACGCCAACAACGCGCTCGCGCCTAAAGCCGATGCGCTGCTGAGTCCTGAGAGCATCGAGCACACCGCGCGACTACAGCGCGTCTCGGGTTACGTGAACGATGAAGGCAAAGCAAGTTCCGTGAATCGGTCGAATACATCGCTCGCGCTGCAACGATTCGGCGCGCAGTTCCCCGCAGAGCCCACAATCGCGGGTCAATTGGCGGACTACGGGACGGATGTCGCGGCCGGTCATCTAGGCCCCGCCGCCGTCGTCGGCAAGCGCATCGGCCAGACCATCTTCAAAAAGGCACATGACGCCAAGGCGTTAAAATCGGTACGGGACGCCAAATTGAAGTTTGCGACCGATGCGACGAAGCCTGGCGCGGGACTCGATGAGTTGCCAGCGAGCCGTCCATCACGCGCCACCGGCGGCAAAGTCGACAATGTCGACGCTCTGGTAAACCGCCTAATGACCAGATGGAAACAGGCAAAGCGCGCGACGGATCAGACGACGAAGCCCTTACTTAATATGCCGGACAGCGCGATCGTCCGCGCCCTAGACATCGCCCAGGAACACATCTAATGCCGTCCACATTCACGACCAATAAATCCATCGAAAAACCGAGCGCAGGTTCCTATAACAACACGTGGGCAAATCCCGTGAACGCCGACTGGGACGACATCGACAACGCGCTCGGCGGCAATACCGCCATCGACGTGACCGGCGTCCTCGCCGGCACCTACGCGTTCACTTTGTCGCAATATCAGCCGCCGAACATCGTGTTCACCGGTACGCTCGGCGCGAATCTCATCTACGCATTGCCATCGACCGTCGGCGGCATGTGGAGTGTATTCAACAACACCTCAGGCGCGTTTTCGATGACGTTCACGTCCGGCGGCGGTGGATCACTCATCCTGCCGCAGGGTAAGCGGACACTACTAGTCTGCGATGGCGTCAACGTGCAGTTTGCGCAGACGGCGGTCGCCTCAGCTAATCCCACAGCGCACGTGGGGCTAGCCGCCGTCAACGGCACAGCGGGCACGCTGATGACCTCGGATTCGGCACCGGCGCTCGATCAGGGCATCGCGCCGACTTGGACGGGCGCGCATCGATTCAATGCGGGCGTGACGCTGGCGGGCGCCGTGAGCCTACTTAGCACGGAGACCTTGGGCGCGGGCGCGGTCATCGATGGCACAGCGGGCGTGGTCAATGTCCTCACGCAATTATTCGCCGATAGTTCAACCAAGGCCGCATCGACGAAATTCGTCAAGGATAATTTCGCGCCATTGGCCTCCCCGCATCTTACCGGGCATCCTCAAGCGATCACGCAAGCGCCGGGCGATGCGACGGCAGATATTGCCACCGATGCATTCGTGGCCGCCGCGATCGCAGCGTTAATCACGCGCGCAGGCAATACGACCAATGGTTCGATCTCCATAGGACCGTTTTTGATCAATTACGGTCAGCATACGACCTCGGGCTCAAGCCCCGACGTGATTTCTTACACGACCCCATTTACGATAGCGGTGTTCAGCGTATTTCCCTATCTGATCAACGCGAATATGACGCAGTTCGTGAGTTCGGGATTTATTACCTCATTGAATAACTTCACGCTGAATTTTGGCGCGACGGGCCAACTCATGGGATGGGTTGCGATCGGAGTCTAAGGCTTCACTCCGGCATCATTCGTGAAGTCTGGCAGCCGTTTCTTGCGGTACCAGGGATGACCCGCGCGGATACGGCGGCGCGAACTGGGCTTCACCTTGATCGGCGTGAATTCGACGCTCTCCAATACCCGTGTGTCGGCGCGTTTGCGCGGCGTGCTTGAGAATGCCTGCTCGATCAGCGAATGCTTGACCTTCGGCACGGGGACAATGGGAGCCGGTCTCATTCGCCACCTGGCCTATCACGTGCTGAGTTAATCGTCATCGCCGTAATCCTTTTCCTCTCCGCACGTCGCGCAATGCTTGCCGACCATGTCGGGGCCATCGACGGAATCAACCCATTCGTGCTCGTGATTGTCGCGCTCGATCCGCGCGTCGAGGTCCGCCTTGAACTTGACGATGCGTTCGTCCCATCCCGGCCGCCAGCTTTCGTTGAACAGCGCTTGCAACGCCAAATCATTCAGCGTCTTGAAGCCATCGAAGTGCATCGATCCGCCGTCGTGGTAGACGATGAAATACTTGCTGACGCCATCAGCCATTCCGCTCATAACTTTCCCCCTGGTTCAGTAGCCGGCAACGCCTCGCGCGCCACCGCGGCAGCCGCCTCTATCGTGTCGCACTCGAACAGGATCTTGCGCAGCGCCGCCTGCAATCTCTCGATGTCGGACTGCGCGCCGAGCGGGATCACCTTCGGCTTCAATTGAGCGATCGACGGTTCGAGATCCGGCGTCAGGTCAACCCGTTCGCGCATGGACTCAAGAGTGCCCTCGCGGACGAACCAGCGTTTGAGATAAGCGAGGGGTTCATTTGGCATGGTCGTTTCCTTGTGGATTAGTTTGTGAGCGTGGAGGCCGGCACCAACAATCCATTCGACACTCTCCGGTCTCAGGGTCTTGACGGTGCGGCCCCATATAGCTGCGCAGCCTGTCACGCTCCTCCCAAAGTTCCTCAATCGCCTCCCTGGCCTCGGTACTAAGTTCGTCCGGCGTATCGTCCTCGTTGAAAACCTCAGCGAGCCGGTCACATAGGCTTTGAAGGTCTCTATCCATTGATGTGCGCGTCCCATTGTGACTTCGTGAAGAACTTGACAGCCGCGGGCGGTCCGAACCAATGCGACCAGCACTTCGAGCAAACCCGGTTGATGCGCGGCGCTGGCTTGTCCCAATTGACCGGAGACACCTTGTCGTAGTCCATGGTCTGGATCGCCGGTTTTGCGCATTTGCAGGGCTGCAGCGTCATTCGACACCTGCGGATTTGTCAGTAAGCCATTTGAGGATCAGCAAGAACGTATTAGCATCCATGGCGATCCCATGCTCGAACCGCATGAGCGTTGCCGCGCTAACGCCAATGTCTTTCGCGAGCGCGCGCATGCTGATCTCGTGATGATGCCGATACGCCCGAATAACTTTGCCTAGCCTCATTCGCCACCTGTGGATGTAGGGGGATAACGCCAGTGCGTCGGACGGTAATAGCAGTACATCGACATGTCCGGTAACCACCAGAGATTGCCAACGCGCTTGAGCGTTTGTTCATTGCGCAGCCCTTTCTCGTCGTCGATCTTTGTCTCGACATCGACGTTTTCAGGCGCGGACAGTGCTCCTTGCCAATCGCTCATTTGGCTTCTCCTGAAGTAGATTGATAGCTAATTGGCTTTCGCAGCACGATCTTTCCACCCTCTAACGTTGGCCCGCGTCGGACCGTAGCTGTAAAGATCGGCCAATTGATTCGGCTCGAACTGATCGCAATGTGTGAGCACGAGTTTGTATTCGCCAGCCGCGTCCGCAGCGCAGCGGGTCCGCAACTCATCGTCGAGCCGCGCGAAGCGGATGCGGCCTTGGAATGGGTGATAGACGTTCGTATCATCGGCGTAAGAGAGCGCCGGATTCTCCCCAGGCAGCGGCCCCGCGCCGTGGCGCGTGAGATAGGTCCGCGACACATAGTAGGGCTCAACCTCAGTTATCCCAGCCTGCGCGCAGAGCGTCCGCACGTTCTTCATGCCGGTGCTGGAGTGCGTCACATGCGGGTGGAACTCCTTGCGATCCTGGTCAAGCAGCAAGCCCTGTGCGCCCTCGAAGATCGGGTCCCTGCATTGGCCTATACCGGCCGGATGCACGGCATCGGCGAACTCAGCGCACGCCTTGAGGAATAATTCCGTCATATGCGGCTCATCGATTGGCATGCCGGTGCGGAACTTGGCGTAGCGGTCGCAAATCTCGGCGATCTTTGCCGGGAGTGCGGCGGAGCGATTCCACAAGTCGCTCATCGTGATCTTGATCTCGCTGACGGCAGACCGCTGGATAGTTTCGTGGATGCCGACGCCGCAGCTACCGTGAGCCTGCGCGCCGCGCTTCATTTCCTTGCGCTGATTGATGATCATGTCAGCGAAGGTCGATATCAAACAGTCAGGATGGGCGAACACGTCGGCGGTCACGCCCATTGCGTGTAATTGCGCCAATTCCCGAAAGTAGATAATCGGATTGCAGATGAAGAATTGAGACAGAAAGGTCGGTACTCCGTACAGAGTACCGGACCCAAAATGCGCGAACACATGGCGCAGGCCTTCCGGCGTTGACACCGTGTGCCCGGCCTGCGCGCCGCCATTGAAGCGAACGACGACTTCGCCCCCTGTTTTGCACAGGTAATCGGTTATGAGGCCCTTGCCTTCATCGCCGAAGTTCGCTCCGATGACGGCGCGCGCCTTCATTATGGCGCTCCCAGCATCTTCGGTGCTGCACCCCGAGGCAGATGTTTGACCGCATCGAGCACTACCGCAGCCGAAGTACCCCAGCCGGCCGTGGAGGCGTGAGCATCGCGGCCTTCTGCCACCTCAATCGCAGACACGATGGTTTCCGCCAGTTTCGTATGGTCGTCCAGTTGGATGACGTGCTGTCCCATCAACGGCTGCCAGGTCGCCAGCACTCCCGAGAGGTTGCTGCGCGCGTGATTGCCCTCCTTGATGACGATGTGATAGCAGTCGTACATGCGCTGCGCTTCCTCTAGTAGCTCGGAACTGGAGTAGTCACGCTCCGCGCCATCGTCCAAGAATTGCAGCAGTTTGGCTTTCTTGAGTCCCGGCCCGATGGGCTCATCGCCAATCGTGAACAGATACCCGCGCTTGTCGCGCTTGATTAGCGAATCATGGACGGTATGCTTGGCAGCGAAGTACCACGGAAATTCGTAGCTCTCGTGCCCGTTGCCGCCGCCGTTGCCCTCGAGATAAATCTCAGTCAGTTGTTCGACGATGCGATTGTCCGCCTCGAACTGGCTGACCTGCAGCGGCGCGGAGTCGCATTCCGCATCCCCGAAAGCCATGAACATCAAGTGCGGATTCGTGACCGGCTTGCGGGCCAGAATCGACTCGAACAAGATGCCGAGACCCTTCCGGGCGATCACATCGGCGATCATGCCCATGCTACCCGTTACGTCGATCGCCACAATGATCGGCGTTGCGGCCGGGCTATCGACGCTATCGCGAGATTCGCGGACCTTGACGCCTTTTGGATTCAGCGCGTCTTTGATAGACCGCGACGTGTATACCTGCTCGGTCGTCTTGCCGACCGTCGTGCTTGCATAGGCACGATACTTACCCGGATCGAATGTTCCACCACCCATCTCAATCTCCTTGGCGCATAGAGCGCCATTGTTTAAGTTCCTCGGAATCCACCCACAGATGCCCGTTCGGCTTGAACGGGATCGGCCGGTCTAATGCGCCGTCCAGCTTCTCCAACTCCTCGATCTCGGCCGGGTCGGTGACCGGCGTGAATTTGTTCGCCATTGTCGTGTCCTCATGTTTCAGGGGACACTAAATCTATACCGCAATGACACGCACGGGAAGATTCCACTCCATGAGCGACGCGAAGCAAGACGGTGATGAAATGCCGTAATTCATAGGGTTTGCGTTCATCGAGGTTCTACTTCGTCACCCGAATCGGTCATGGCGTCACTCTCTCAAACCACCTCACTAACGCGGCATACACCGACGGCTCCAGATAGATCACCTGCGCATTCCCATCGCCAGTACGCAGTTTGATCTGATAGCCGTCGAACGACGCATAGACCGCGTCACCCAAATACTCTTCGCCTTCTTCTCTGCTCATTTGACTACTTCCTCACTCGATTGGAATGCGTGTGATTTCAGCCCCCGGATGCGCATCCCCCGAGGTGTCGGGTAGTTACTCCCAACGGTCGCCAGTTCGCCTTTCGGTTTCACGCATCTGGCAATGGGTCTCGCGTATCGTCCGGTATGGTTTCGACTAGGGTGATCGACCCCAGCTTGTCCTTGCTGATACCGTCGCTCTTGACCCACGAGCGGGTCTAAATTGTTCATCGCTTCTCTCCCCGGTCAGACTGTGCCTGTTTCGATGCGTAGCAAAACGGACACGGCACCGGCTTGCGCTCCAGGTGCATGCTGTCTTGCGGCTCGTTATATATGCCCGTGTCGTCGCAGGCATCGCACAGCGGCAATTGCTTCGCTGGCGTTTCCGCCTGTGGCGGATTTAGCGCGTCCTCGTAGGCAACCAGCGCGATGCGAGTTGCCCGCATCCAATGATTGTCGAGACCACCGAGATTATTCAGCGTCAGATAATCAACCTGATCGTCGTAAAGGCCACGCAGAGCGAACTCTAGGTTTCGAGCCACTTCCTTCCAATCTATGTCGCTCATTTCGCCTCTCTGTACTGTTAATCCAGGTCCTTTCAGGCGATCGGGATGATGCGCGTTATGCGGGTCTTTTAAGTCCACGAGCGGTTCCGCAGTAGCCAACGCCGCGACGCATTCCTTTTCGCTAATACGAATGCGGCTCAGGCTATATTCGTGCTTAACGATAGGCTCGATCTCGCGCAGGGCGTCGCGTGCACCGCGCAGCGCCGCCTCGAGCGCGGCAATCCTGCGGTCCTTCCAGAATTCTAGATACGACTCCAGCGGCTTGCGCGCTTCGGCCAGCTCGATCTCCAGATCCTGCACCCGCTGCTTGAGCGTCGCCGGCTTCATGTCGGACAGTTCGATTACTCGCGCCTGGGCTTGGGCCAGCTCGGCGGCGAGGGCGTCACGTTCAGCGATCAATACGTGCACGTCCTGAAAATCGGTATGACTGCTCATTTGCCAGCCTCTCTTTGCGCAGCGGAGTACATCGCATCTTCGAGAGCTTCCCAAGCCTGCGTGTATTCCGATTCGGTTACCGGCAGCCAGTTCTCGGCCAGGCTGTCATGCTTGTGGGTCTCGATTTCGATGCGCCCGGTTGAGGTCACCTGAAATCGGAACGACTTGCACCACTGTCCATTGACCGACAGGATGCGGCGGAATAGCCACCACGATTCGCCGTCGCCACCGTAGCTGTTCTTGAACTTCTGACAGGTACCCACTAGCGGCGCGTGTTGCTTGTTGAGCTTCGTGTCCTTGCGCTCCTGCAATTCATTGCGCGCCGCGTACCCATCGGCCACGCGCTTTTCGAGTTGCTTGACGGTCAATTTCTTCATTGTTTTCCTGCCTTTGCAGATTGTGATGACCGGTCTAGCCGCTCGATTTCCGCGACCAGCAGCGCTGCGGCGCGCACTAAGTTCTGACGGCGAGTTTTCGGCTTGTACCACCAGCCCGCCCAATTCGGGGGCCATAAAGCCGGCACGTAGCTGACGAGCGGTACGAGAATTGTCTCGCCCGCGCTGCGCCCGTCATCCCGGTAGTCTGTATGCCGGTCCGTCCGGGCCGAGGTCGGGTCCGCATAGACGATGGCAGCCAGCGCGAGAGAGCCGTCTGTATGCTCGTCGTCATGTTCGGGCGTCCAACCTTCCGCATTGACTTGGCGCATACGCTCGGCCCGCACATCGTCCATTGCCTTACTCATGTGACGCCTGGATTTTTGCAGAGGGCGAATGCTGGTCGTCCGGCGCGTGACTTCGGTTGATCGAGCGGGATGCCATAGCGCAACCGCGATTGGATGCAGGCACGACTCAAGCCGGTCTCCGCAGCCCACTCGCGGATCGACATGCGCCGGCCGTTGAACTCAAACACGGCGCGGCTCACTTTCGTCGCAGGCTTCCTCAACCTCCGCGAGCAGCTCGTCCCACTCGTCGTCCGTAGTTTGTTCGACCGAATGTGATGCGCAATACTCCGGGTCGCAGCGGCGCATGATGTCGGCGATTCTTTCGAGTAGTTCATTCATGCTTTCCTGTGCAGTTATTATTCGAAGCTAAGTACTTGTTACGCATCACAATCTTTTCCCGGTACTGTCATTTACGCTGCCGATGATCGCGCGCGGGTACCGTATCCGCGTTCGCCACCTGCGTCAGTTGATACGCGACCTCGCCCTGGATCAATCGCTGAATCTCGTCCTCGCGCACGTGAATTTCATGGGATAAGCGCTTATGCATGCGATTGAAGCGCTCATCGCACTGCTCGTGCGCGATGTAGGGCTCGATGGGCGCACCGCGCACCCAGGCGAATAAGAGAAATCCTAAGGTGCCGCCGATGGCGAAGGTGAGACAATACAGCATGGTTCCCTCCAATGAATTTAACGAATGACGCTCCCAACCCGATAATTGTTGCGCCGCCGCGTGGCGCGTTCCTGACGCGCTTCGACGTGGGCGCTGATGGCAACGCCGGCAGCCCATAACAGCGTCAGACCGCTGCCGACGAAGCAGAACAGGATGAAGGTGAGTTTGGCGGCGAACCAGATGTGAGAGCTATCCATGTGCAATCTCCCAAATGAGGACGGCGAGGCAGTAAATGATGCCGAGAATGATACAGCAGGTTTCTAGGCGGTTGTCGGTGTGCATGGTCACAGTTTCTAAGGGGCGATGCCTTCGTCCCACTCGTAAGTCTCAGGACTATCCTCGCCGTCCTTTTGGTCTTTGACCCAAGCTGGATAGTCATCGACCAATGCGCGCACGACTTGATCTAAGACCCACTGCTTGTGGTGACCCCCGTCGATGCCGCCGAAGCGTTCGATGATGCTGAGGGCTGCGGTTACTTTTTCGGAGTCGTGCACAATATTCATCCCCTTGAGATCGGGATGCCCGAATCTCAAATGATTGGCACATGCAGTGCAAATATTGTCACCAGATTCCGCACTGGGGAATCCCGGTAGATTGCATCGCGGGCAAATATAGGTGATCATATCGTCCCCGCCTCAAGCGCCGTTTTCATGGAATCATAGGTCGCCTGCAATTTCGACATAGCATGCTGGTCCGGAATCGTCTTGGCTTTCGTGTACGCAGTGCCAAATGCCTTCCTGAGTTCCGGCAGCGTTTTCACGTCCATCGTGTCGATCATGGCGTCGAGTTCGGATTCGGGGATCGGCTGCGTGGTCGTCGTCGATCGGCCAGCGGCCCACACGGCGAGCCGTTCGCCCGTCCCTTCATCGATCTGCTTGCCAGGTACAAAGATCGGCTCGAGATCGGTTTCCAATCGCTTGATATGCTGTGGGACTCCGGCATTGTCGGCGGTCATCATGCACCCGACTAGCATTTCGTACATGAACATCTTTTCGCATATGGGCACATAGCCCGCATCGACAATTTGCATCTTGCCCTTGTCGTCTTTGACGAACTTCACCTTGGGCTCTGCACGCAAACATACGATCAGCAGCGCCGGATAGCGAATCAGATAGGACATGAACTTCGACTTGTGGCGGTGCTTGGCGTCTTTCCACGACGGCGCGGTGAGCGCTTCCATACGCGCCTCGTTGCCCCTGGCCATGCGCTCCAGTGTTTCCATCTGGATATCTTGCAATCCGCCAGGGCCTGCGTATTCGTGGCTGCCGCTGTCCAAGATGACGGCCTTATAGTGCTTCACGGCTTCGAGCACTTCGACACATCGCTCCGGGGTGAACGGCGGCTGAAAGTCGACCCAATTCCAGGGCTGATAGCGGGCTTTTTTGTAGAGGGCACGCTTCTCTTCGGTGTCCACGACGATAAACTTGTCTTTGCCGCAGTAGCCGCGCGCAAGGCGCATCGCGGATTCGGTTTTGCCGGAGCCCGATGGGCCCGCGATGGCAATAGCCGGTGCTTTGGAGAATTGGACTTCGAGAGAGTCCTTGATCTGGAAATCGCTCACGACGCATCCTCAGCCGTCTTAATATAGCCGTTTTCCAGGACAATCCCGACTTTGCCATCCGATGCGACGCGCTCTATCCATACCTGGCAGTCTCGCGCATCGGCCATCTCGGCGACCAGCCGCAAGCCTTCCTCGTCGAGCAGTGAGCCATCACGGATGCGGATTACCCGCAATTTTGGATTCGCTGCCATCGCCATTTCAACGGAGGCGCGCAGCTTCTCCGCGTCCGATGCCTGATCGAACGGTACCTCATTGAGCAGCACGGCACCTTCGCCAAAACTGATCCCTGCAATCGGGAGTGTTGCGGCGGCGATCGCGGCTTGTTTCGCCTTTTGCCGCGCGTCGATATTCGCTGTGATCGTCTCCGACTCCTTCGTCAATTGCTCCGCCAGCGCCTTCAATTCCGTGCGCTTGCGATGATCGGCCGACCATTCCGCATGCCGCTGATTGTTCGCGCGTGCGGTGTTCAGTTCGGTGGCGACTGCGGCGGTGTCGATCAATGCAGGTAGGACGGGCGCGTCTTTGAGTTTTGTGCGCCGCTGTTCGATAGATTCGCCTAGAATGGTGAGTTGCGACTGCAACTCTTTGATCTGATCGGCAAGCCCGTCATAGCGGCGTTCATCGGCCTTAATCGCATCGGCCATCTTCTCGCGATTGCCTTGACGCAGCGTGATATCCGCATTGTGATCGCCAGATTCTTTCAACTTTGCCACGAGCGCGGATTCGTCAATCAATTCAACGGGCGCCTTATCGGTCACTCGAATGTTGTCGGCCGATGCGCGCGCATCCTTCAATCGCCGATTGACATCGGTCCGCCGCTGATAGTCGCCCGCATGGGCCCGGTCGATGGCGTCGAAATCGACTTCGGGCACGAACTTGCGCAACGCATCGAATTGCGCCTTGGCGTCCATGCGGGAGAACGCCAGCGGATCGAACGACAGCGCGCCTAGCAGGCTGTCGAGCAGTTTCTGCGGCGACGGATAGCGTGCACCATCGGCGCTTTCAACGGTGAGCGATGTCGTGTATGTACCTTTTTCGGCATGCTTGAAATGCCGCGCGACTTTGATTTCCCCCAAGTCCAAGCGAATGCGCGCACTCTCCGCGCCTTTGCGGATCGGCTCTTTGGGCGCGACACCTATGCCGGCGAGGGCTACCCATATGGCATCTAGTGTCGATGACTTACCCTGACCATTCCGGCCGGTGATCTGGACGAAATTGCCATCTGGCGTGATTTCGACCGCGTGCAGTTTTTTGAAATTCTCGGCCTGTAGCGAAATAATTTTCATGTCGTCAGCTCCTCGGCATTCGGTTGTTCTTCGGCTTGGATTAAATCCCAAGGTTTCGGCTCTACCCATAGGATACGTGGCGTATACCCAGGCCAGTTATCGCCCGTCACGCATCGCTCCCACAGTCCGATCGCACGATTGACCTTCGCGCGTCCGACTTCTCGGTAGGCATTCGACAGCGCAATCAACGAACACGCATACGGCCGCGTGATTTCCTGAAACAAAAACACGAACACCGTATCCTCGCGCCCGGTCACGGCGGCGAGCCCGCGCGTGTAGAACTCGGCCTGCAGGTCATAGCCCATGCGGCCAATCTGCTTGGCAATCGCGTCAGGCGCCGCGCTGGCCGTGGACTTATAGTCCAGAATGATGCGCCGATCCTTCGATAGCATGTCGGGGCGCGCGCGATACCAGAGATTGCCTTCCTGCCACAGCAGCGTGCGCTCAGGGTCGCCTGTGGCTAGCAAGTCGCCGAGCTCCGTCGTCAGCATGTAATCCTGCGCGGCCGCACACATGGCGACGATATCGACGAACTGGCGTTCAAGCACGGCGTATTGCCCGTTCGCTTGCGCTGCGTCGCGTGCTTCCTTCGCGGCCTTCGTGCGCCAGTCGTCGGCTTGGACGCGCACGATTTTATCCTCGCGCCGTTCGAGCAGCATCATGTGAGCGGCTGAGCCCAGATCGAAACGCGAATTGCCGTCCTCGCGCTCATAATTGGGATTCAGGCGCGGGTGCGCGAGCCAGGCGTGCAGCGGGGATTGATCGAGTAGAATATTCGCGATACTGGACGAGAGCGATGCGGTCGGCGCTGGGTCGGCGTGGTATTGCTCAGCGGTAAGCGTGTGGATGCCGGGGGTCATCGGCGCACCCTGAAATCGGGAGTCTTGCGGAATTCATTGATGCGGCGGTACGAAATTAGTACCTGTCGGCGACGCGCGCGCCAGAGACGGATGCGATTGAATAGAGTCACGGCCCCACCGCCCGCGAGATGCGCCCGATCAGGCCGATGATGAAGGGCAGGTACGATATCGCAATGCATGCAGCGAGAAACGCGATGCCGAGTGCGGAATAACTGGCGCGGATTTTCATGAGGTCACCAAATCGTGGGCCAGCATACCAGTCACGTCCGCATCGTCGATGTCGCGCTCGTACGCGCGCGCCGTCCAGCGATGCCAGTCGCGCTCATTATTATTGAGCACCTGACGCCGCGCCATTTCCTTGAACAGCGGCGAGAGTTCGATCGAGGCGAGATTCCAAATACCCGACGTGGGTGGATTGAGCGACTGCGTTTGCTGCAATCGGCCGATGCGAGTGACGATCGAGGCGGTACTGACTTGGGCGAGGTTCATAGCGTGTCCTTGAGTATGATGGCCGGATTCGGCATCAATTCCGCGTACCGCAGATGCGCCTGAAAATGCGTTTCCAGCGCGATCAGCGCGTGATATGCGAGCATCGTGTAACGATCCTCGGCGGACATACCGTTGATGTCGGCGGCGTACATCGTGTTATGAATGATCGCGGACTCGCGCTCGCCTTCATAGATCGCCTTGCGCATCTCGTCACAGGTCATTGCGGGCAGTTCGCCAGATGGCAAGACAAGGCCCGCACGCATTTGGGGGAAGCGGGCCATTTATCGTGCGCCGCTCGCCACGTGCTTCGAACGCATCGTCGGGACTTTCTGCCAGCGCTGCAGGCGTTGGGCCTTCGCTTTGCGCGCGGCGCGGATCTGTCGTATGGCTTGATTCATGACATCACTCCTGGGTGTTGTTTTCGACTGGCGACTATCAAATCACAGGTATTAACGCGAGTCAAGCGCCATGACTAAATATATTGCATTCATGACAAAACTGTGCAACGATTCCGTCCCATATGAGCAAACTTATCGACTGGTTGGAACAGCAAACACGTCCTCCCATGGAGTTGATTGAAATCGCGCGGGCCTTAAAGGTCGATCCAAGTTTGGTCTCTCTATGGCGCATGGGTAAACGCAAACCTGGCAAGCAGCAGCTCAAGAATTTGTCGCGACTGACGGGGATTAAGATTGAGGATTTGCTGTGAATATTAACGATCACGTATGGGTGCGCTTGACTCCGATCGGTCGCGCGATCCATGTTAAGGATCACAGGGAACTGCAATTAGCTTACCCGAACAATGATATTCCCTATACGCCGCCGAAAGAGATCAATGGATGGAGCAGATTTCAATTGTGGTCGTTAATGCGTCAATTCGGCCCGTTTTGTTATTTAGGCGCTGATCTGCCATTCGAGACTGAGATTCGCTTCACTGATCCGAACGCGCCCGAATGAAACTCACCTCCGCCCAGCACCGCTGGCTAGCCTGGTTCGCCGATCACGGCGGCATAGGGTATCTCAAGGGCGCGCGAATTTGCTGCGGCGAGAATCCTGATAATCGCACGAATACGTCGGCGTCGCTGCCGTTCTTGGCGCTGGTCGCAGCGGGGGCGATCGAAGGATTTGAGGGTCGATTGCGAATCACTGAGTTTGGATTGCGGTTGCTGCGGCCGTGAAATTCCAATACGTAGATATTGCTGCCATTCGCGACTTCATCCCGCCATGGGCTTTGAATTACATGATCTTCGCGCGTGAACTAGATGAATGCTTGCGCAAGTATGTAGATAACATCTCGCAGGGACATATACCACAACCGTTTATGATTGAGGTTCATATTGACGGCGGCGCTTTAGAATTTCGCTTATTTGAATCGCGTGATCAGAATGAGCCAGAGCAAGAAATGGGCATGCTAATGCTTGTGAGTGATAGGTGGGAAATCGGCATCCCATTAAGCTACATGCTGAAAGGAATAGTGCGCAGTGAAGGAACATATAGTCTCTATTCGCATGGCATAGCCACGGAAATCCCTCTTGCGTACATTGGCATTACGTCGCGTCCGTGGTTTGTACGCTATGCAGAACATCACGCTGCCGCGCGCAATGGTTCTGGCTTTTTGTTTCATGATGCACTTCGATTACATGACGGCAAGTTCCTTACACATCGAATATTGATTGCCAACATTGACAAAGACACCGCGATGCGACGCGAGGAAGAATGGGTCGCACCAAATACCCTATATCCTCTCGGTCTAAATATGATTCCTGGTGGGTATGCTGGATTACGTTATTTGTCGACATTGTCAATCGAATTGCGAGACAGCGAATACAGCGCTGAGAGTATTGCTGATGCGATGAATAGAGACTTGATTGGCGGTAAACCCAATCCTCTCTGTGCGGCACGGTGGGCAGCCGATCCAAATTATGTGGCGCGTGTGATTTGTGGGCACAGTGGACGGCTCACATTAGAGCAGGTGCATATGATTCGAGCCATGGGCGTTGCATGCCGAGCTGTTAACGAAATTGCGATACTTGCCAAAGCTAATAATATCGCTCAAGTTAAACGGCTCCTTTCCAATCGTACTTATTCGCGTGTCCAATGAGCGAGTTATTCCCGCATCAGGCGAAAGATATTGATGCTATACGTGATTGGTTTAAGCGCTCAATTCTTGCTGTCTTGTGGTACCTACCTACTGGTGCGGGAAAATCCTTTGCAGCCGCTTTTATGCTTTTAACCGCATCTAAAGCCGGGAAAATATGCTGGTTTATTGTTCATCGACGTGAACTACTTCGCCAAACGGAACGACAGTTTAAGAATCTAGGCGTTGATTATGGCGTCGTGGCTGCGGGAAGACCAATGCAACCCTGGAAGCGCGTGCAAATCTGCAGCATCAATTCTTTGGCGCGACGAATTGATAAATTGGCAAAACCACAATTAATAGTGCAAGACGAGGCTCACCATCTTCCCTGTAAATCGTGGTCCGACGTAATCCAGGCTATCGGTCGCTGTTATATGGTAGGGCTTTCCGCTTCCCCCTGCAGATTGGATGGTCGAGGCCTTGGTGAATACTTTGGCGCCATGGTCGTGGGTTTACCAATTCGCGAGTTGATCGCGCAAGGCTATCTATCGAAGTTCCGCACGTTCGCGCCGCCGACTGTTGATACATCTGGTCTCCATATAAGAGGGGGCGATTACAAGACGGAAGAAGCGGAAGCACTGATGGATAAACCCGCCATAACTGGCTCCGCAGTCTCGGAATATCGCAAACTCTGCGACGGCAAGCGAGCGATCGTGTTCTGCGTATCGATCGAACATAGCCAGCATGTGGCGGCGCAGTTTCGCGCCGCTGGATATGCCGCGATCCATATTGATGGCAAGACTGATGATCAGATACGCGATATGGCCATAGATGACTTTGAGCGCGGGCGCATTCAAGTCTTGTGTAACGTGGACCTATGCGGCGAAGGGCTGAGTATTAATGCGATTGAATGCGTGATTCTACTACGGCCTACTCAGTCGTTGGGGCTCTATATTCAGCAAGTCGGGCGCGGACTTCGCACATGGCCTGGTAAAGAATATCTCACGATATTGGATCATGTAGGTTCCACACATAAGTTCGGATTGATTGATGAGCCGCGAGAATGGGCTCTGACGATGGATGAGACCAAGCGCAAAAAGAAAGCCGCGCCTGGCATCCGCGTCTGCGTCAAATGCTTCGCCGCAAGTCCCGCGCGCGCCTCTGTATGCATCGAATGCGGCCACGTCTTCGAGGTGAAGCCTCGCCAGGAGATCGACGAGCGCGACGGCGAGCTCGTGGAGTTGACGGCGGAGCAGATCGCGAGAAAGCGAGAACGGCGCGAGCAGGGGCGGTCACGCACGCTCGATCAGCTAATGGAATTTGCCAAAAAAAAGGGATATCATACTAACTGGGCTATTCGAGTGCATGAGGCGCGACAGAAGAAGAAGCATGGAACACAAGATTTGCACGAAATGCCAAATAGAGAAACCTCTTGATCGGTTTGTTACAGAACGCGCGCGACCCGGAGGCTATGCATCGCATTGCAAAGACTGTAAACGCGCAATGGCCTACGAATGGCGCAAACGCAATCCAGATAAATGGAAAGCAGTATGCAAGCGCCATTATGAAAAACGCGGCCGGGAAACCAAGCGTCTGTGGTACTACACCGAAAAAGGACAATCACTCGCAAAGCGTCATAACGTTAGCCCTAAAACGAAAGCGCGCCGACGCGCGTATGAGCAAACGCCGCAAGTCAAGGCATATCGGAAGGCTTATAAAGCGCAGGCTCACAGACTTAAACGAGAGCGTGAATTAAGGAAACGTCCGGAAAAACGAGCGCAGCATCGTGAACAACAACGCAAGAAACGCGAATCAATTCAAACTCAATTGCATAATGCTATGAGCTGTCGAATTCGCACGTTCGTTGTTAAGGGTCGCGTATCGTGGCCTGATTTAGTCGGGTACACGACTGATGAATTGAAGTTGCATCTGGAAAAACAATTCCATAAACGGATGACGTGGAGCAATTATGGGAAATACGGATGGCATATAGATCATATCGTCCCTGTTAGCCATTTCAAATTCTCGTCGGTAGAAGATCCAGATTTTAAGGCGTGCTGGGCGCTTTCCAATTTGAGACCATTGTGGTCCAGAGAGAACTATAAGAAAACCGATAAGCGGACGCATCTTATATGACCCTCCGCCTCCGCATCGTCAACGCGCCATCCGACCTCCCCGTCGGCGGCTGGTGGCTGCCGCTGCATCGCTTGAATGCCGATGGCACGACGACGCCGTATTCTGCGGTGCTCGAATATCATGCGAAGGCGGGGGACTATGTGTGGTGGCAGGCGGTCGAGGTGGTGGTGCCGGGAGGGGTGACGTGAATTACATCGAATATGAAGAGTCAGTAGAAAAGCGGGCGCGCGAATTAACTCACGGTTTCCCTCCCGAATACAATATGGCGCCATTAATGCAATTGATCCGCGATGCGGATCGACTGGGCTATAAGGTTGTCACGGGCAATGATGGCGTCTCGCTCAACAGCGCGCGCCACCCCGACGAATTCGCTATCAAACGCATGGCCGATGCGATCAAGGATGGGCGATTGAGTTTGACGAGGAAAGGGCCTAAGAGGACGGAACCGAAATGAATAAGCGCCACGCCAAACCCACCAGCGCGCAACTCTTGGCGCGTATTTATCGTCGGCAGCTCGCGATGGAATCCGAAACGCGATCTGCGCTCGCGATGCTATCGACGCGCATGGAGTCGATGTACGACGAATTACACAGAAACGATTGTTTGACGCATCGTCGCATCGAGGCTCTGACCGATCTGGTGCAGATACTCACCGACTCGCATACCGGTACTTACGCGACCGTGGTCGATCACTGCGCGCGGTTACTCAGAGAAAAGAAAACATTGATGTCAATGATTGATCGGCAGCGCGGACTGAATGAGCCGGTGTGGGAGAATCCGTTTCCGTCGCCATCATGCGCGTTCGCGAGTACGCATCGGCCAGGGGTGCGCTGCGCGGTGTGCGAGGGCGGAATATGAAAACGATATTTCGGTTTTTCAATTCCTTGCGGTGGGCGCGCAGCGCCGGGGGAAGTCTGCATGTGTCGGTTTGGTACGCTTGGCGCATGGCGCGAGGGGTATACGACGAGGAATGCGACAAATGACGCTCACCGACCAACTCTACAAAGCACTCGTCAATTGTCCCTGTCGATGCAATCTTGCATATCGGCGCGGTAAAGATGTGCCGATTGAACTCTGCGCGCGATGCGCAGCGGTCGAACGCTACGAGCGTGAACTGGCGGAGACTCTCAGTGACGTATCGTGACCGCAAACGCCTGGGGCTGGTGCGTGCGCGCCCACCGAAGTTAGACGCGCGCCTGCGCGATTGGATCGTGATCGTGTATTGCGCTCGACGCGGGACGCAATGCGAACTCGCACGGTTTCTAGGAATCAGTCAATCGACGGTGTGTCGGATTGTGGGGGAATGGTGATCACCATCACGTTCAAGGATTTGATCACAGGCCAGACCACTAAGGCTACCGATTGGGATGGTGATGTATTTTGGTGGACTGAGGGAAATGGCGCATGCGATTGCAATCGAGCGGCCGCATGCGGGAAAGAAGAGGAAATGGACGCAGCAATGCGGCTAAAGCATCCCGGCCTGGAATCTTGGCAGTCGTTTTGCTACGGCTGCTACCGATTCATAGCGGTCGATGTGGATGGCGATTTCGAGGGAATGACGAAGCAGGAATTATTGGCCGCGCTCAATCGTGATTATCCAGGGCCATGAGCGAATCCGACCTCTACAACGAAATCCTAGGCGCGCACTCGAAAGGCCCTACGCGCCTCATGCGTATCAACGCCGGCATGGCCTATCAAGGCCGCGTCATCGAGCGCACGCCGCATCGGCTCGTTCTCGCGCCGTGGTATCCGATCCGCCTCGCCGTCGAAGGGGTAAGCGATCTACTCGGCTGGACGATGGTGGACGCGGCGGCCATTTTCACCGCTATCGAATGCAAGATCGGGCGGCGGCGCCCGACCGACGAGCAGGCGGCGTTTTTGGATCTCGTGCGCAGGTCAGGCGGCCGCGCCGGCATCGCGCGCAGTGCCGAGGAGGCGGGGCGGATTATCAACGGAGAAAATTTATGAGCGCGTCAGGTGAGTGGACCGACGAAGAGAAATGCATCTCTATCGCCGAGATCGAGCGTCAGGAACGCATCGCTGAACGCCGCGCCGCCCGCGCCCACGCGCCCTACGGCGAGTGGTGCCGCGATCCTGACGCATGCCGTGGCAAAGGCTACTGCCCATTGAGCCCCACCTGCGGCGATTAATGTCAATCCTCCATTCCCTTATTTATTTTTCGTGGCGTGAGTCGCACTATTTAACTTTACATTCGACCGTATAAATTTTACATTTCGCCTCGGCTTTCTAATCCTCACTCACTTGTTCATCTATGTGCACCTATGCATAAGATGCGGTCGCGTTTTACCTCAGGGAAATAACAATGGCCATCGACTACGTTCATCGCCGCGCGCCCCTGCGCCGCGGTCGCCGCGTCCCGTTGAATGTGAACATCTCGCTCGACACCTTGAAAGAGCTCAGCCGCATCGGCGAGGGCAACCGCTCCGCCGCGATCGAGGATGTGGTGCGCTGGTACAGCGAACACCGCGCGCGCGAACTTGCCGCCCTTGTCCCTGACCCAGTGACTTAGACGCCGCCCGCCGTGGCGGTCGATTTCAAGCCCGTCGCCGAGGCCGCTCTGGCGATGGCGCATGTCCTGCTACCCCAATGGCTCGGCGGTGGCCGCAAGGGCCATGAGTGGCTCGGCGCGCGCAAGGCGAACGGCGGACCGGGCGACAGCTGGTCGGTGAACCTGAATACCGGCGTTTGGGCCTGTTTCAGTGGCGACGCCAAAGGCCGCGACCTGGTGTCTCTGTATGCCGAACTCAATCACCTGAACCAACTCGCTGCCCTCAAGCAAGTCGCCGCACTCGTCGGCATCAACGATAGGCATGTCCCCGTCCTGCCACGCAGCGCCGAGCCCGCCACTGAATATGCCGCCGTCGATATCCCCATCGACGCGCCGCCAGTGCCGACGCGCGGCAACCTAACCGCCGTATACCGCTATGGCGCGGCGTTCGCGGTGGCCCGCTATGAGGATGCCGACGGTAAGACGTTCTGCCCGTGGACCTGGCGCAACGGCGGCTGGCATGCCCGCGCGTACCCCGAGCCTCGACCGATTTATAACCTCGAGCTGCTCGCGAAGCACCCCACCTCGCCCGTGATGATCGTTGAGGGCGAGAAATGCGCCGACAGCCTCGCCCGCGCCTTGCGTAAATACGTGGTCGTCACGTGGGCGGGCGGCTCGAATTCGGTCGAGAAAAACGATTGGGGCCCGCTCGCCGGGCGCGACATCCTCATCTGGCCCGATGCCGATGACGCTGGCGCCAAAGCTGGCGCGACCCTGGCTGAGCTCCTGGTCAATGACGCCCAACACGTCCGCATCATCATTCCGACCGATCACAGTGATGGCTGGGACGCAGCGGACGCGATCGCAGAAGGGTGGGACGCGACGCGCATCGGGGACTGGGCGCGCGAGCATCTGCGCGTGGTCGAGAAGACGACGGAGAAGGCTAAGATGGCGCCGGCACAGTCCGCGCTGGCCATCGTCGACGCTGATTTTCTACCCGCGGCCGAGCGGGACGAGGACTATGAGTTCGGCTCGCCACCGCGATCGTCGATGGTGATGTGGAAGCAAATCGGGCTCGCCGCCGATTCCAAGGAAAAGCCGTATCCCACGCTAGCGAACGCTAGTCTTATCATGCGATTTCACCCGACTTTCAAGGGCAAAATCTGGTGGGATAGTTTCTGCGAACGCATCTATCACACGATGCACGGGCCCGTGCCGCAAGAGTGGAATGATGTGGATTCGGCGCGAGTTACCGCATTTATTCAACAGCAAATGGATTTACCAAAGGTCACGCTGAAATTAGTGCAAGAGGCCATTGTTCACGCCGCTCACGAAGTGCCGCGCAATTCGGTGCTCGACTGGCTGAACGGATTGACGTGGAACGGCGTTGAACGATTGGACTCCTGGGTCGGCGACTGCCTTGGAGTCGAATTAAATCCCTACACGCAAGCCGTGGGTCGCAATTGGATCATCTCGATGGTCGCTCGAGCGTACAAACCCGGCTGCCAAGTTGACACCATGCCGGTACTGGAGGGCATCCAAGGCGAGGGTAAATCCTCTGCGCTCGAGATTCTCGGCGACCGATGGTACGCGGCCGTGGGGACGGCTTTCGGTAGTTACGATTTCATTCAAACCATCCAAGGTAAATGGCTGATCGAGATCCCCGACATGGCCGGGTTCGGACGCCGCGAACATAGCCATGTCCTTGCGACGATCACGACGCGGACCGATCGCTATCGCATGAAATATGGGCGCTTTGACCAAGATCATCCGCGTAAGTGCGTCTTTGCCGCCACATCAGAAACCGATGATTATCTTCCAGAAATGCGCGGATATCGCCGCTATTGGCCGCTCCGCTGCAGAGAGATCAATCTCGATGCACTGCGCGGCCAGCGTGAACAGCTCTTCGCGGAAGCTGTTCACGCCTGGCGCGAAGGCGCGAGCTTTCATCGCATGCCGATAGAGGATACTGCCACAGAGCAGCGCGCTAGGAACTCCGAGGACCTATGGACCGAGGATGTGCTGAGGTATTGTGAAACGCGCGCATTAGCGGGCCACCCGGTACATCCCGCGAAGATTCTCACGGATAGTGAGATACACATGGAACGCAAGCATTTAGACCTCTCGGTCAAACTGCGAGTGATCAATATTCTCAAGGCTCACGGCTGGGTGTCGAAGACGATCGACAATCAGCGTCAGTATGTGAAGCCGCGACGAAACACCAAAGAGGATGGAAGTCCATGAAGCCATTCAGAGCACGCGTGTATTTTTTGTACAACAACACGAAGCACGCCTTCCTATCGACGAAGGGAGAGTGGACCGCGGTGTTTTGGGAAGCCCAAGATTTCAAGTCGTTTTCGGAGATCAATGCAGCGATGGATGGCGTATTGCCCGACAATGCTACGTTTGCTGACTGCGAGATATTCGCCACCCAAGGGATTTGGGTCAAACCGCCCGCCTGAATCGATTAGGCCAGTGTCGACGCGCTTCGTTTATGCTGCGTTGCGCATTACAGTCTCGTGCAGTCTCAAACAGCACCATTCCTTTTCGTATCACGTATACCTATCTCCGCGTCTCGACTTCTCATGTTACCTATGAGATTAACTGTAATGAGTGTAAGAGTGTAAGAAATAGAGCGGATTCAATGAGTTGAACGATACAGTCTCGAATGCAGTCATACAGTTCGCGTGGGACAATCTGTTACACTGATATATCAGCGCCTTCGCAGCGCAAGGGGTCGAAATATTATGGCCTCGACTCGGCCGCGAAAGTCTGGCGCGAAAACCCGCGCGCAACGCATCGCACCAAAGTTATACAACGCTGCCTAGGCAACTGTGGATAGGTGAGCGCGCGCTGTTACAAACCGAGTGCATGATTTAGTAAGTCATTGATTAGTATAAGTATTATAGTAAATTTCTATTTGACATACAATACATTATACGAAGTTGCGGCGCAGTATGGCGCAGCTGAGTCCCTTCCTGGCCAGCTCGGCCTGGCGTTCTGTGGCCAGGTTTTTGACCCCTGGGTACCCCCTTTTTTCTAGGCGTTCGGGTCCCGATGTACCGGTACTGTGCGCCGCGACGATATACGAAAAATATCCTAAAACGGATCCCTTTTCGGGCTAGTAAAAATATCCCCACATAGTATGCTTGCGTCATGCGTTAAGCATACTAAGGAGGGATAAATGAGTCAGGAATACAAGCCCAGGGTGAACCTAAAATTGACGCAATTGACGCATCGATTACTCAAAGTCTGGTGTGCGGAGCGCGATTTGACGTTACAGGCCGGCGCCACGCGGCTGATCGAGGAAGGGGTCAAGAGAAAGGTCGGCGCTGCCGCGGCGGCGGGGATGGTGGAGCGGGCGCCGGGCGTATGGGAATGGCCTGGTGCGCCCAATATAGACACGTCGGGGCTGTCGCCGCGTCCGGCGCCATCGCCGCCCGTGAGTCAGCCGAAGCCCGAACGTGAACCGTTCCCCTGGGCGACGCGCGAGGATGCGCGCAATGGGACGGTCATGGTGGAGAGTTTTCGGATTCCGCTCGACTGGACGTGCTGGGATGGGGATGTCGTGCGGACCCGCGCCGAGATGATCGCCGCCGGACTAGCGAATGACTTGGTGCCGTATGAGCCGCCGCCGTCGAATGGCGAATCGAATGGGGCGTCGGTGTCCACGTCCATCCGCTACACCCCTGCCACCCACGACATCCCGCGCGACTGGGTGAACGAGTACGGGTTGACGGTGGAGCAGCAGTCGGTGGTTGGGGCGGATGACACGTTGGAGTATGGGCCTCGGAAGGGCGGTGTTGCACACTAGAGTAAAGTACTATACGCTGCGCTGGAACATGGGTGTTAAAGGGAAGTAGCGTGGTAGATAAGTGGAAAGGTCCTAGTCCGGCAAACGCGCAAAGATACATTGAAGAACGCCGTGACATTGTTGACGGAGGCTGCTGGAGATGGCGAAACTGTGTTGACAAGGGCGGTTACGGGAAAGTCGCTAGCAAACTAGCCCATCGGATTTCTTATGAGGCGTTTATTGGACCGATCCCTGAGGGGCTGACGATTGACCATCTTTGCCGCAATCGCCGCTGTGTAAATCCAGCGCACATGGAACCTGTCACGAATAAGGTCAATGTCTTGCGTGGCATCAGTCCGTCAGCGAAGCACGCAGCAAAGACGCATTGTGTTTACGGTCATGAATTGCTTGGAGATAACATTTACGTTGACCCGAAGGGACGACGGGTCTGCCGAAAGTGTTCCAGGAAGAGGGACAGCGAGAGATACTATCGTGATAAGGCTGAAGCGAAATGCGAGGAGTTGATCGCGTGAAGCGCCAACGTGATAAAAATCGCAGCGAGAGTATGTCACTCTATCTTACGCCAGCATTGAAAGCGGAACTGATGGCAGAAGCCTGGGAAGAACAACGTTCGCTCTCGGATTATATATTTGGTCTCCTGCAGCGCCGCGGCAAATGGGCACGGAGCGTTGGGAAAGCGGGCGGCTACGATCTAGCTGTGCCAGCGCGGCCGAAGAAGGATTGAATGGTCTACGCTGATCAAGTCTGTTGCCTTTAGAAGAGGAAGCAAACATGAGTAAACAAATATCAATAGTCCCTCGAATAGTCCGCGTAAGCGCTTTGGCCCTCTTACTTGCCGCGAGTGCTCACGCACAAACCTATGATGTCGAGATCACGATGGCCGGTATCGCCCCGGCGCCGGTCACCTTCTCGGGAAGCTTTACATTCGATACACAAGGGACTTGTCAGGGATCGGCAGCATTCTGCCCAGTCGGTTCGAAGCCCATGTTATCGAACGTGACTATCAGTGATCCTTTGAGTATGGATCAGCCGAGTGGCCCAAGGGCATTCACGGGCGGACTCGGCAGTGCCTATGGTGTGGAACTGATGGACACCTACTATGGTGTTCAAGGACAATCGAGCAGCAACACGTATCTCTGGTTCACTACCCCTAAGTTGCTCGGCAGCGAGACCCCACAGATGACCGATATCACGTTTTGGGGAGGCGGTCCGACGGGTCAAAGCTGCGGTGTAACGCCGGGCGTGACCTGTACCACTGCGAGTCTGCGCGTCGCCACTGCTGCAGAAATCGATTCCACCTCTGCGATTAGCGACCTGACGCTGTTACTGGGTGGATTGGCTGTGCTACGTGGAAGGCGGTCGGTGCTATGACCGTCCATGGAGACCTTGCCCCGACCGCGAAGCTGCGATGGGTGAGCCGCGACGGCGCGCGCGTCCACGCGTCACTGCCCAACTTCGTTTTACAGCAATGGTGGGCCCAAGAGGTGCCATCCTACATGCGGTCGATGGCGGTGGGCGAGTGGCGGGATGTTGAGGTCGTGGTGGCCGAGTCCACATGACCGACGACCTCACCCCCCGCCGCCGCGGCCGCCCGCCCAAGCAGACTCTCATCCAAGGGCCGCCGCCCGCCGCCCCCGAAGTCAAAGGCGCCGAGCGCGAGGCCCTCGCCTGCTGGTGGAAAGAGCGCATCCAGGACTTGGAGCGCATCTACGAAGAGCGCATCGAAATCTTGCGCACCGTGGGCGAGCATCCCTCCCCTGTGTTCGCGAAGATCGTGCGCTACGACGGCGCGCTGGGGATACCGAAGACATTGCTCGCGAAGAAATTAGGCATGTCGGTGATCGCGTTGACCCACCACTACGGCGATGAGTACGACTTGGGCGCGACCGAAGTGATCTCGCAGGTCGCGGCTAACATGGTGCGCATCGCGACATCCGTCACGGACCCGGCCGCATCGAAAGTGGGCATGCAGATACTTGAACGGCGTGGTGGTGAAGAGTACAAGCCGCCGGCCCAAAAGTTGAAAGTGGAAGATGATCGAGATAAGCCGCCTGTGATTGATTCGAGTCGACTCACTTACGAGGAACGCCAGCAGCTCAGAGAAATGCTGACGCGTGTTGCGGCCGGCGGCCAGGGCGATGCATTGCAACCCGATGAAGAAGAAGGCGTGATCATTTAATGAAGCCGATACCGATTGCCGCCGCGCGCCGCATCGCCGAAGACTACGGCTATGATCAAGTCGTGATTGTGGCGCGCAAAACGGAATCCGGAGTGGACGGTGAGCCGCACGGCGAGCACTGCACGACATACGGCATTAATAAAGTGCACTGCGACGTGGCCGCCCGCATCGGAAACTTTTTCAAGCACAGACTGATGGGATGGCCAGAGAAGTGAGCCGCCCCCGCCTCGTCGCGCCCGCCACCCTGCGCCTGATTGATCGCTGGTTCGCGCAAACCCAGCGCAATAAAGTGCCGCCCGCGAAAGTCGTCGCTTACAAGTTAGGCATATCCATTTCGACGCTCTACAACGCGGCGAGCCGGCGGGATCGTTACGTGGGCATTCCGTGACCGTCGCCGACCATGGAGCATGAACCCTCAATTGGATTGTCGGACGACTGGTACACGCCGCCCGAGATATTTGAGGCGTTACGCATTCGATTCGATCTGGATCCTTGCTCGCCTGGACACGGCCATTGGGTCCCAGCGGAACGCATCTATACGATTGCCGATGACGGGCTCAAACAGCCGTGGGCCGGCACCGTCTTTATGAATCCGCCCTTCGGCGGTCGCAATGGGCATGTCCCCTGGCTGCGCAAGTTCATCGAGCATCGCGACGGCATCGCTATTGTGCGGGCCTATACGAGCGCTGGCTGGTTTCATGACTGGGTGCCGCGTGCGGACCTGATCCTATTCCCACGCGGCAAGACGAAATTCGTGCGCCCTGACGGGACCGTCGGCAAAGCACCAGGCGCAGGGATCGTCATGATTGCTGTGGGCGAGTTCGCCACACACTCGCTTCGCAATAGTGGCCTA